AAAAAGTTTATCAAAAAAATATCGAAAATTTTTCCTTAATAAAAAAAATAAAAAAATAAAAGTTTTTTTCCTAAAATGAAATAATAAAAAAATAAAAAATATAGAAAAATATCGAAAATTTTTCCTTAATATAAAAAAAATAAAAATTTGTATATTCTTAAATCAAAAACTTAACAAGAAATTAAATTAGAAGACAAACTTAAATCAAAAACTTGGCAAAAAATTAAATTAAAAATAAAACTTAAATCAAAAACTTAATAGGTTTTTGAACTAGGTCGGCGTATTGGGAACGCGGATTGCCGAGAGCGTATGCTAAGATATTTTTGTAAAATACAAAATAAAATAATATGAATTATGCTATGATAATGTATTATTTTCATTTTATTTTATTAACTATTTTTATTCTCTCTTCTCTCTATACATGAAAATGAAAAGGCAATAAAAAAAATATTCTAATATAATATAATACATTTATAATAAATAATATGTCACAAATATCAACATATTGGGAACTAGGACGAATAGATAGTTTTCCAGGTGGCATAAACACAAAACCGGAAAAATTAGAAATTGATCTGATTGAATTTGTGAAATCACATCCGGAAACATTTAGTCGAGAAGAAATGAAAAATATAAAAAGGGGAATTATTCGTGCATTTGCAATGCGCGCATGTCCATTTCAATCGCGTGGCGATAGTCCTAGTTATCAACCAGGGTTTAGCGTAATAGCGCAATTGATACTAACCACGATTTCAGACAAAATAACCCACAGACAAATAAACATATCGCAAGAAGTTAAAGATGCACTCGCTTATTTTCAAGTGTGTGTGGAGTTTATAGATACATTTTTACCAAGTTTATGCAGTACTGAGTCAAATCATACTCATATGGGAAATGGTGGATTTGTTGGCTCGAATAGATGGAAATGTGAACTAATTGCCGAATCAGTGAAATTCAGTTCAGAATTTTATCCGAATATTTTCAGAAGAGTTAATTCAACAATCAATAAATACCAAGCTCACGTTTTGACGTTGTGGGCAGATGTTTTGATTCGTGAAAATAAAATAACCTCACCAGAAATTGCTCAAATGGAGGCAGTCGTCCATACAAAAGATGGATATGAACGAAAAATGCGCGAACTGCTTACAGAATGTGGAGGAGGATATGCGTTCACATCCAATTTAAATGAATCTATATTATTAAAATGGTTGACCTTATTTCATGTTGCAGCTGCAAAGAACATTTCTTTGACGGAATTATATTCCAACGGAGGTAAAGCAAGTACATTGGACGGAATCGTATATGGAATAATTTCCCAATTTGTAACAATAAATAATGTCTATGGATATCCTATTATTCCTGAAAGCAAACAACACGCGTCGGAGTTGAACATGTTGCATTTGACATGCAATATTATTGCAAAAATGCCGAATATAGATCCGCAACAACGAACACCTGTGTATGCATATTTATCGTCGGATATATTAGACCAATGTGTTAAAAGTGTGAGACGCTTTCCAACAACGGATCAGTTTATATTATTTTTAAATACACGAATGATTGAAAAAGCTGCCGCTTTTAATCCCCCCCATCATCCTGCCGTCCCAAGACAATTAGATGCAGTTGAAGGGCGGCCTCCAGCATCGGCTCCTCCGTTAGAATTTGATAGTGGTGGTGGAAACAAAACAAAGAGGAAAGTAAATAAAATGCAAAAAAAATTAAAGAAAAGTCGACGAAGATGCCGAGAGCGTATGCTGAGATGATTTTGTAAAATACAAAATAAAATAATATGAATTATGCTATGCTAATGTATTATTTTCATTTTATTTTATTACTTATATTTATAATATCTCTTCTCTCTAAAAACGAACATGAAAATCATAATATAATTTTATGAAATGGCTTTAGATGTAATACAATTCTTTATAACCTTTTATAAAATAAATTTAGAGAGAATAGAGAGAAAATCATAAATATAAATATAAAAAAGTAAAAATATAAATTAAAATATTTAATTAATGTATAAAATAAAATATATATGAATAAAAGAAATAATAAAACATTCAAAGCTAAGAACAAGTATGCTTCAGTAAATCTAAATATAAATAATAATGTGTTGAAATATGAGGCAAAACTAAAAAATACAAAAAATGTTAGTGCGGTTCATATTCATCAAAATAAAAATGGTAAACCGGGCCCAATCCTTTCTTGGATCGCAACAACGCCTCGATGGAAATCAGGAGTTCTACAAAATAAAAAAAATATGAATAAACCGTGTTGTTCAAACGAAAATAAATGTAACTTGACTGCCCCTTTAGGAACAAGAAAAGTAAAGTCAAATAGTTCAATAAAATCGTCAACAAAACTTCCTACAAATAAAAAATGTAGGGGTGCGAAACCAGGTGCAATTTTAGTAATTCATGGCAAAAAATTCCAGTACACGAGAAAAAATAAAACGTTATCGAAGGGTAAACCCGGACTTGATGTTATTACAACAAGTAAGTTTGTATAATAAAAAGTCAACTTCACAAATGTATAAAAATAACCAAAAATTAGAATGTTTTTTTGGTTATTTATTCCAAGCAATTTATTATTATTCTCTATTTTCTCTCTAAAAACGAAATCCAACTAATTATGTAAAGCCCATTCTGGTTTCCAATGCCAGTTTGCTTTGATTTTATATAAATCTAAATTTTGATAATATTCAACTATTCTCATAGTACCCGTATTATAATAATCGGTGGGTCCTGTATAATTCCAACCATCATAATTGTCTAAAACAATATTTTTTGAATCATTCCTAAAAATAAAATCTTCATGACTAACCACATATGTTTTTAATGACATCTTGCATTCATCCGTATTTTTTATTGACAAGAATGTTTGAAATGCATTAATTATTTTTTGTGAATATATACCAATATTCATTGAAAACCCACAATTAATCCTTATAGATGAAACATTCGACAGATCTATTGATTTTATTTTCTTATAAAAATTATTACCAACCTTGCATGTATCGTGCAAATATACATAGTATTCATCTACATCACCACCATATAATTCCATCAAGGTTGTTAATCCTGTTAAATCTAAATTATTAAAATTGCACTTGATGTAAGTTATATTTTCATTTCGTGACATTTCATAACAGTTAGTATTTGTATAATATCCACCGATGACAATGATTATTTCATATTCATTGTATTCTTCGCACAATTTCATGCTTTCTAATAAATGATTTAATGCAACGTCGCTTTTATCATGTGAATTTATAACAATTTTCATTCGTATTTCATTTACTTTTATTTATTTATATCCATTTTTGAGTTTACGTTCAAATATAAATAAATATCTATAAATATCCAAATTATTTCTTTTTCAACCATTTTCTAGATTCCCAATATTTGTCGCCATAACTAATAAATATTTCTTGATCTTTTTTTATTGGTGTAATGCATGTAATTATAAAATAATTCTCTCCAAATCCCCATTTTGCATTCGGATTATCTGCATGATTATATATTGATGCGAAACCAAAAACAACAACTGATTTATTTCTATTTTGCTTAAACAAGTAATCATTAACAAGACCTGTTTCATTAAAATTATAATCGTAATCTTCAATGTATGGAGCCAATTCAATAATATCTCCTGGTTCAAAATTCGTATTAGAAAATACACCTCTTCCATATTTACCTCCGAAATTAGATGTTTTTAAATAAAGATTGGAACTACTAGCACAGTTATATAACTGCACATTCTTCAATTCTTTTACCTTGTTATAATATAATAATAATGTTAATAATAAAAATCCTAACAATGCGACAATTATAAATATAATTATTTTTTCCATATATACTATATTAAAAATATAAAAACAAATTAATATAAATTTTTATTTTGTATTGATAAATTAAAATTTATATGAAAAAATCAATTACTAATTCTTTAATTCCAAATAATGAGTTTGAAAATAAAGAAGAAGAAGAAACTAAAAAAATAATAGCAAATAAAATTAAACCAATTTCAGAAATCGATGCCGAACTCGATTTTAAAGCATTAAAAAATATTGTAGATAATGCACTTCTCTCTGCAAATACAAATACAAATGATAATAATGCAACCGGCAGAATCGAATTCAAGGAACGGGTTGGAAACAATATTGTAGATTTCTTCACGTTTCAAGAGAGATTGGAAACGCGCGGAAAATATAATATACATTTTTACGACTTTGTAAAAAATATCGATGAATTTAAAAAGAAGAAATTTATTCAAAACATGTTTACATATTACTCCACCGTGAAAAATGCGCGCGGCCTTAAAAATGAATATATTGTTATGAAGGAAGTTTACAATATTTGCATTAGCGCCATTAATATTTTCCGACCGTTACTGGCCGTTGAAGTATATGCCAAATACAAACCTTCGGTGGTTTTGGATCCGTGCGCCGGATGGGGTGGTCGTGCCGTCGGCGCAGCAGTATGCGGCAACATTCAATATTTTGGAATAGATGTGAATCATTCTCTCCAAATTCCATACCAACGCATGTGCGCATTCTTGAATTCTAAAATTAATACTGAAAATGCTAATGATAATAATATTCAAAAAATTAATTTGATGATTGCAGATGCGACCACTTTTGACTATTCGCAAATAGAGCCCAAGTATGACATGGTATTCACATCCCCGCCATACTACTTTATCGAAAAATACAATCATAATAAAGCGTACAATAACTCAAAGGATGAAATGGATGAACAATTCTATGTCCCCCTTTTTTCAAATACTTATCTGTATTTATTGCCTGGCGGGTGTATGGCTTTAAATGTAAATCGGGAAATTTATGAACGCGTTTGTGTTCCGCTGTTTGGACCCGCGCACCAAACCATGAACTGTAAAAAAAGCAAACGTCAAAATGATTATAGAGAGATGATTTATATTTGGACGAAAACATAAATAATCTGATTTTTTTATTATAACATATTCTAATTAATTTGTTTCTATAAAAACTTATATAAACAAATTACCATACATTTCATTATTACACATATTATATAAAATGAACGAACAATACTTGAATTTTAAAAAGGCATTTCATACGCTTTCTTTTCCTGAAAGAATTCCAATTCCTTCAAATATTCAATATTCCAAATGGGTTAAAATGATTTCTGCCGGATTCATCATTTATTCCAGTTATTGCTATTTTAAACGCACGCCGTCGTCGTCAAATCGGTTCCATTTTCTAAAAACCTTATTTTCATGGACCCTCAAAAAAAACAATAAGAATAATAAATTATGTAATGCCAATATTGAACTACAAGTGAAAGAAATTCCCGAACATGTCAAATATGATGGTGGATGGTATGCCGAATTTGACGATTTGAAACAATCGGAATACGATAATGTAGTTGCTGCTGCGCTGGATCCCATTCGCGAAATCACGCCGAGAGGAGAGATTATCATGTGTTATGATGCAAATAATAAATCGTTCAACTATTATTCTAATAATAAGAATATACCCTATTCCACTCTTGATGCTGTTGCTCGAAAGTATGTGTGTTTGCACAAGGTTCCATCCATCTACATTGACATACGAGACGAAATCCAAAAGGGTCACGAGAAAAATATCAAAAAAGAGAAGAAAATGAAAGCGTCTTCTTCTTCTTCATCAACGTCTTCAATTGTAAAAAAAAAGCTGTTTGCCGTTTTTAAGAATTATAAAACTGGAAGCAGTGCAGCGGCGGCGCCAGCATCTCTCGATTTAAAAAATCCTAAAAGTATAATAAACAAGAATGAAACTGATATTGGGAAAGAAATCGTTCTTAAAGAGAATGTAAATAAATTTATATATAAAGGACTGGTTGAAGAGTATGATGCCGATTTGAAACTAAAACAATTAAAATTACAACAAGAATATAACGAAAATTTGAATGCCGCCGATTCTTCTAATAATGAATGTAATGTAGATAATTGTGAAAAAGGTGCAAATAAAAATATTTCATATGCTGATTTTAAAAATAAGCATAAAATAAATCAAAATTAAAATATAGTCATATATTAACTATTTAACTAACTATTTATTCATTCTATTCTATTCAAATAAATAAATAAATAAATAATAATAATGCAACAAGTTGCCACCAGATCCCCTCGTTCCAACTTTAATAATTTTGGATTAGGAAATCTTGATGTAGGAGCACAAATACAAAAATTAAAAACACTGTTGGCAAAAGTGCCATCGACGTCGTCGCTAATACCTAAACCATCCATGACCACCACCCCCATGCCCGAAATTGGCGATGGCGGCGTTGCCATTTATACCCGACAACAACTCGATGATTTATATAAAAAAAATGCGAAACGTGGCTGGAATTCGGGTTTTGGCGACAATGGTAATGCCGGCTATTTTGATAAACTATTTTTCATGTTTCAACTTTACATTGCATTTATCTACGCTTTAATGAATGCGGCAAATATGGGCGCATCTTTCGTATTCGGCAATCAAACGCTGCAAAACCTGTTCTCCGTCTTTCTTGAAAGCGTTTTAAGTATGATTTTAAAAACCAATGTGAGCGACTTGACACCCGACCAACTTCGCGACCTTCTCGAAAAAAATAGACCCGTTATTCAACAAATTTCTGCCATTTTAATTAATGAAGCGTCGAATCTTCTAGTCGGATTGAGCGATGTTTGCTCCAAAATTGCAATGGACTGGGTCCAAAATATTTTACCCGGTCTTGTGAAAAGTGCAGCCATCGGTATTCCCAGCGCGCTTGAAGCGGCGATACCGCCTTTAGGTGAAGTTGTTGAAATCGTGAATACGGGCCTGGCTTTGATGGCCTCGTTCATGAAAATGGTGGGAGCGTTAGAGAGGAACTTTGACAACGTTTCTCAAGGATACAGTCATGTAAAAGATGCTTATGCATCTCTGCAAAAAGTGAAAGACCTGTTGAGCCAATCTCCCGGCGACATACTTAAAAGTGCAACGTCGGCTGTTGTAACTCCGGCCGTTACAGCGGCGGCAAATGCGGCACTTGATCAGGCGCTAAGCCCCAATCCGTATCTTAACGCAAACCCGCTTGGGAATCTTGCCGGAAAGGTTCGAAATAATTATGAGATGGCAAAATATGGAGCGAAACGATTAGGAACGACTGTCACAGGACTCGCGGGGAACATGGGAACGCGTTTGGCCGACGAACTAGAAAATGTAGCCGGTCAACCCGAACTTCCTTCTGTACAAGGGATAAAAGCGGTTGGAAAAAATATTGTCAGACCGGTTGCCAGCAGATTCAGTAATATTTCAAGACGTTTAGACGAGATGAGTCGGAGCGGTGGTAGAAGAATGAAAATGAAAAGCCGAAAGTATTCAAAAAATCCACACCAGTTTAATAACTATATTTCAAATCTTCGACGAAAAACTGCCAAAAAAGAAATGCAATTATTAAACAGCATTCGAGAGCTAAAAAGTATTTGAAATTAATGTGTTAATTCATTTATTTCTTACCAATCCATTTCAAATACCCGTTGCTTTTTTTCAAATTGAATGATGTCCCCAAGTGACTTTTCGCAATTCGATATGCTGAAAGCTCGATTGGCGACATCTGCGATATATATTCATCATCAACACTTTTCTCATGTTTTTTCGGCTGATTCTCCGTTACTTGATTCATTTTAACAATTTTATTATATTTATCATTTATATTTAATACTTGTTATTAAATATAAATCAATTTTTTTATATATTTATACTATTTATATTTAATATTGATTGTGAAAAAATCAAATATCATCCACATCAATTTCATCTTTATAAATATTCGACGACCTTTGATTATTATAATTAGTTTTATTTTGAGGTTCAGCGCGTTCTTCCTCCTCCTCCTCTTCTTCCTCCTCATCCTCTTCATCGGTTGTTGATGAATTGCCTTTGCTTTTTTTATTACTAGCTTTTTTATTACTAGCGGTATCGCTTGCATCATCTTCATCTTCGTCGTCACTTTCAATGTCGCTGTAAAGTGCCGACGGATCAATCAAGTTATTATTTGTTTTGCGCTGCTCCGCCTTGAGCCGTATTGTTTCCACTTTTTGAGACGAAATTTTCTGATAGCGCATCGTGTCCGTATCGACAAATTGGAACGACTCTTCGTTTACCACTGTTGCCGCTATCGCGCGCGCCAGTTCCGATTCCTTCATATATATTCCGTGCGTCCTTTTCAGCGTGTCCTTTTCCGATGAAGAATACACTTCCAATAAGTCGCACATTTCCATTTCTTTTTTCCCGTTTACTAATACAAGCTCTGACGGCACTTGCTGAAACTCGCGCAGCCCAATAAGTACCCACTTGTCCACTTCAATGATATTATCGCGCTTGCCGCGACCCTTGAACTTTCCGCGAATAAAACAACGGCGCTCCTTGTCATCGATGCACGTGACATCAAACGTGTTTCCATTCAGGCGTTTTACCACCCCATATATTTCGCTCTTATTTTGCGAAACTCTCAAACCGCTCTTGTTTGATTTTACCGCATGCTTGTGTGCAACCTTTTTGCCGTTGCACCCTCCCATTGTATTTTTTACCATTTTTTTAGAAACTTTACACTTTATTTATATGATATAGAAATTGACTATTCTATTAATGAATTGAATTGATGACTCCTTTGACTATTATTATATCTGCATATCTATTTAAGTATATTCAAAATATTTATTTTGTCTCACTTTTACACATTTTCTTTCTCATTTAAAATGCCGATAAAAAATATTTAAATATATAAAATGGATAAAAATGTATTATTATCATTCATGATACTTTGTTATTTATTACCAATTATATTTGTTAAGTATAATTATACCTCTAATAATAGTGTATCTAACATAATATGTGATAATAAATGTAAACATTACATTTTAGTTTCTATGTTTTTAATGGGAATAGGAACACTATTGTATGAATTAGAAAGAAACGATAAATATTCTCAAATGATAATTTGTGTATTATTAATTGGAATATATGGACTCATTTATGTTAATGAAACGCATATAATTCATTATTGTTTTGCATTTTTAGTTTTTATCGCTATATTATTTTTTATGATTAGACATTGTTATTTGACAAATTGTAATGCAATACTTATGTCATCATTATGTTTGGAATTTTTCACTCTATTTTATATTTTAATAAATATAAATGACAATATTTTTTACGGCGAAATTATTTATATTTTGAATTTTGCTTTTTATTATTTATATTTACATTTTATTCAATAAATTTATAAATCTCGACATTTTAAATGAGAAAAGGTATATATATTAAATAATAAATAATATATATTAAATATATACATATTAAAACACACCTGTCCCAATGAAACCACTCAATAAAATTGAAGTGCTCGACCTTACGCCAGGAAAACAATATTTGATTGAATATACAGGGACGTCGCCTAATTCGAACCCAAGATTCAAAGGCACATTTGTTGGAAATATTTTACCCGATTGCGAATACGGCTGTATCCTTTCCAAATTTACAAATGTGGTGCGACGGGGAAATGCGAGCTACATTGATTTGCGATTACAAGATTGTTTTTATGTTTATTATGAAGCCGACGCGCTAAAACGCGCTTACACAACGCATGTTTTGCAGCAAATTACGGGAGACGACAATTTTATATTTAGAGATTATTGATTTTTAAAGAAAGAAAAATATGTTATAAATTATTTTATAAAATTGAAATAATATAATCACATACATAATGGATGTGTGATGTGTTCAATCATCGGTCACACATCTGAATCTGAATTTGTGATTTTGAATTATCGCCAGTGTGAAATATTTTATCCATAAACAAGTCAAGACCATAATTTACATTAAATTTTAAGTGATGGATTTGATGAGATTGTTTACTGGCTATACTAGAATGAGAATTAATAACAGTGTTTATGGTTGCATATGTTCCAACCAAGTACACTTGAAATGCTGAAAATTGTAATAGTAAATGCAATACATAAATGGAGCCCAAATTGACTACAATCGCATCAAACGGATGTGCATACAGTGCAAATAAACCTAGCGTTTCTTTCATCTCGTGGTGCATTTTATGATACTTGTACAAATGTTTTGAATGCATAATTCTGTGTAAAGTGTAAAACCATATTTCACCAAAAACGATATTTAAAAATATATGAAATGCTTCATAATACATTGAATGGAAATTATATTCAATGGGTTGAATCGTAAGCGTAATATAGAGTGATAATGGCAAATAAATAAACACGTTTATAAAGATGTTGTCAACCTTGTTGCTAAAGTCGACATTTTTATATGCATCTTTATTTTTTGAAAAATCATAGTATGATGACATGACATATAACCATGACGCATAAAAAGGAATGATGATATTGTGATTGTGATTATATAACATGGACGTGTGTGTGTCTTATCGATTGTTACTCGTTGATTGTGGTATGATTTTGTTTTTTATATGTTATTAAAATCAATTTTATAATAATATATAAACTATTTGCTTCTACTTTTTCTGCTGCTGCTGCTGCTGCTGCTGCTGCTGCTTAATTGAGAAAATAAATTCTCGCTGCGCCGCGATTCTTTGACGGATTCAGATTTGAAGCTCTCAAAATCGAAATTGTCAAGCAACAGCTCGTACTCTCGAATGCTGGTTTCCTGGTAAAAAATGGACTTGTATTTGTAGCGCGTCGTTGTGTAGTTGCTGCGCCTGGACGGATCCGGATGCACGTTTCCAACCAGTATTTTTGAAAATGAAATTAAAAACGTATTTGAAGTGAATCCCATTGACGAAATAAATTTAATGATTTGAAAATACGATATGCTGAGCGCATAGTTATCCCACGTGGTCCAGAATTTCAAACATTCGCGAATGACGTACTTTCTGGGTTTATCGATCAAGTGCTCCATCGTTTGAAAACACTGCTTCTTGTACTTGTCCAGAAATTCCGGCGAAAAAATTGTGAATGCCGCGTTTGAATCCACGTATTCGTCTATGAGCTGCTGGAGAGATTCGGGCGTAATTCTAGAGTGCTCGTGCAAAACGTAACAAATCGCGTGAACTTCCACAGGCCATAAACTATATGCTGGAAAATACGTGTAAAAATAATCGCGATAAATGTCATATTTGTCTTCTTGTCCACCTTTTTTTTCATTATTTTTTATATCCTCGTCATCGTTTATCGCCGCATAGTCCAGCAATCTTCGAACCGGAATTGATATTCCGAAATCCAGGATGACTGGAAGCTCTGTTTTTAAATCGATGACCGCATTTCCCCATTTGAAATCAAAATGGACAACTTCATAGTTCATGAGCTGTTCTAGAGAGAACAGGAAATAGGAATACGTGTCGAAAATAATATTGAGCACATGTTTTTTGCTCTTATTTGTGAGTAAATAATCCGTGAATTTTACATTTTCCACATATTTCATTTTTAAAAGTATGTATTTGACGTGATTATCTTGTTCCTTATTGTCTTCTATGATGTGGCATTTTTTTATTTCCTTGTCACCCACCTTTGACAGGGATGCCGCGCAATGGTGGAGAACCGGGACGTAATATAAAGAATAGAATGGAATTTTTTTGACAATCTCTCCAATATCGATTTCATTTTTCGAACTAAAGTTTCGTTCCACCAGTTTTGAAACATACTCCTTTTCATCTTTTTCTTTTTTTCGATTACGTTCATTTTTACAGGAGAGAGAGGGATAAAAAATGCACCCGAACCCGCCTTGATTTATTACCTTGCTTTCATTTTTCATTGTTTTGTATATATTTATTATATTATGTTAATGTTTTTAATTATTCATTTAACATAATAAATATTTAATACATAATATTTATTTACCATAAAATGTGACGACTTAAATTATTCGCAGAATATTTATTTGATTTCCAATTTCCCAGCATTCCTGCCGTTCGGGTTAAATAATTGTGCCTGCGTGTTTTATTTTTATGGCGCGTATAATCTTCGTATCCCAGCTGTCCAAAATTTATCCATTTTTTAGAAGCCGGATCGCATATCATATATTTCTTTTCAGGATTGCTTGCCGGATACAATTTAGCCGTTTTACCTAAATACTTGTGTGCCATTTTTTGCGCCTGTTTTGGACTTGAATATTTGTAAAGTATTTTTTTATACGTGGTGCGTTTACCTTTCATTCTACATTTTTTTTCCATTTTATAATACTGTTTTGACTATTTTATAAAATATCGAATATTTTTTTTTAAAAAAAAATAATATATAGTAATATTATAAAATAAAATGTCTGATAATTCTGATTTTTTTAAAACGTATAAACATATCATCAAGACAATACTTTATTCTGATGGTATAGAAAACTTATCTGACAAAGATAAAAAAAAACTATTGAACCGTTTAAGGAACAATCCTCTTGAACCAGGACCTGCTGGACCTGCTGGACCTGTTGGACCTGCCGGACCTGCTGGACCTGTTGGACCTGTTGGACCTGTTGGACCTGCTGGACCTGCTGGACCTCCGTTCGAAAAAGTCATTGATCTATATTTTTTAGCTAGTGAGGTCTCGAAACATAAATCTACTATTGCCACAATTTCAGTTGATGGAACCAGCAGAGCGGATAACCTAAGTCACACATTATATCCATTATATTCGAAAGATACCGATAAAGTAATTGGAGAAACTGCTGCATGTTTCAGCAGAGTTCTTGGAAAAAGTGGTAAATATTATTATAATATATTAGCAAGTTATAGTATACATGGAATAAACATATGTGGTCCCACGGTTGGAAACGCCATACTTCAAGACGGAAAATTTTCATTCCCAAATACTGTTGTAGAAACTACCGATTATAAAGGGAATAAAATTGTATGGAAAAAGCTAGATGATGATCCTACAGATCCAGATAAAGTTAATTATAGCGTATCTTTTACAAGTTGGGATGAGATACCACCAAATTACGGGGCAAAATCATAATCTTTCAAAATCATCATCCTTGTTATCATCATCATCATCGTCGTATTTTGAAAAATAGTTATCCAGATCAATCATCGTATATGGTAAAGCGGAAGAAATAATATTATCATTATCACCATTATTTTCATGATGACTTTCAATATTTGTTTTGACAATCGTTGAAATATCTCGGTCGCATTCAGTAACGTGGTCGCTTAAACTCGAAATAATATCTTTTACACGTTTAAAACTTTCAAACTGTTCATAAAATTCGCCTGTAAATTCTTCTACTTTTGACAATCTTCTGCGAATCATCCCCAAATCAATATTCGTTGCGACCCCAATTTGCTGCTGCTGTCGCTTAATATACAGACGATTGTGCACATAAAAAGCATCCGTCAATTTATCGATGCAAGCATCCTGCCGTTCAATCAAGGCATTTGTGCTTTTGACATGAGCCAACGTATTATCCACACTGTCTCCCATTTTTAGTAACTCGGCGGAATGTTCTAAAAGCGTATTTTTCAAAAGGGAAATGTCACTTGACGCGCGTTTCTCAAAAGCTGAAAACTTGTATTCGATGGAGTCCATCCGTTTTGACAGTTCTAATACGTGCGCCTTTACAAGCTCCACAGATGCTCCCACCTCTCCGAGTGTGGCCGTGCTCGTTCTTGTGGGAATATTTATTATGGGCTGGTGCTGATACTGGGGACATGCTGTCCCCTCTGACCCCTTGCTGATTATATAGGGGGTTAAAGGAGGGGCTATACTCCCCTTAGAGGAACTATAATTCAAATTATTATAAAAAGAAGGGGGAGCTGGAAACATGATGTTTTGACATGGTGGCGTACCAGATTGCATTACTTTACTATATTATTATAACTATTATTATAACTTATTATAATATAATTTTATTTTTTTAATACAATTATTTTAATTGTTTATTCCGAGCCCGGTAAAATGGAAGTGCGGGTATGAATTCGGCGAGATGGAGAAAATGACCGGAAAAAAAAGTTTTAAGATTCTATCTTTTTTTTCAAGAAAGGACATGAAAAGTATGTCCTTTTTGATTCTTAGGAAAATAATGTTGTAAAAAAAATTCCTCTTTTTTCCATTTTTACAAATACTATAATTCGCTTACCATATATGCTTACGCCGAGTGGCGATAAAATGCGAACGACTGCATAAGAAAAACGGGAAAAAACGAGGAAAAATGGGATTTTTTTTGATCCATTTTGGTGAAATGGGACAGAATTTGCGGTCTGCTGCACGTGAGCATAACTATGGTGCGAGATTTTTTGAACGGCGATGTCCACGAGACCATGCTATCCCGTGTTAGCATTTTATGCTAACAAATAGCATAAATTAGCATGGTCACAAAAATTCGGACCGAGTGTAAATATTTGCGACGATAACTGGGTTGGATTTATTATATGATGAAAATCGAGGATGCAAAATTATGCAAAAATGTGCAATATTGTGCAAAAATATGCAAAATTATGCAATGTCCAAATTTTATATAATGAAGATTAAAATGACTTAGAAATATAATTAAAAATATACTATAAAAGTATTATTTTAGTTATATTATGGACAATACAGGTAATAAATCTGCCATAATTTCAGTTTCAGAGTCAGTTTATGACTATAAAAGCAAAATGAACGGCGGCGGCGATGATGGAATAAAAAAAGTGAAGAAGGTAAAAAAAGGATTTTATTGTGATGTTTGCGAATACAGCACGATTCGAAAAAGCAGTATGGACAATCATTTGGTTAGTAAAAAACATAAAGAAGAAATTTTGAGGATAAGCAATGATGGGAACGGGAAAGGGTATGAAATGTTCAAATGCAAGTGTGGCAGCAGTTACACGCACGTTAGCAGTTTGTCGAGACATAAACGAACGTGTAGTGCTTCCATAGAAGATGAAAACAATAAAAAAATGTGCGATGTTGTATTGGGTGTCGTGCAAAAACAGAGCGAACTCATAGGCAATCTTCAAAATCAGGTGCTGGAGCTAACAAAGGCGTCGATTACGGCGGCAACAACAGCGGCAACAACAGCGGCAACAGCGGCGAACCACAGTATTAATAACAATAACAGTAACAATAATATCAAACACAAGCACAAGACGATGGGAAATACGAATAATAATAATTGCGGAAATTTTAATATTAATATTTTTCTGAATGAGAAGTGCAAGGATGCGATTAATTTGTCCGATTTCGTAAAATCTCTCGAGATTACGTTTGAGAATTTGAAAATAGTGAATAATAATAATGCGGGGATGGAAGACAGCGTGAGTTCGCTTATTTTAAAAGGACTTGAGAATATGGATGTGTGCAAGCGTCCCATTCATTGCACGGATCAGAAGCGCGACGTCATGTATGTAAAAGAGGAAGAAAAGTGGGAAAAAGACGAAGGCAATGATAAATTGAAAAACTCGATTGATGACATCTCTCGGCGCCACGCGTACACGCTTAAAAAATTCAAAGATGCGAATCCCGACATTAAAGTGGGGCACGCCATGCATGATGATTTTATACAAACAATGAATCGGGTGTGCACACCCATTGAAGATGCTGGTAAAAAACGCGTTGTAAAAAAGGTCGGAAAAAATGTTGCGATGAATGCTCAGATTGCGATTGAGGATGATGACAATGATGATAATGATGATAATGATGAGAATATAAATCATTGCATCGCATGAGAAAAGATTTTAAAAAAATTGAAAATAATAAGGAATGAATGTATTATTTTCAATTATATTACTACGAACCAACTACGATGCATTTCCTAACCGCCTTGATTTTTTCAACACTTGTTATGTCAATGATTCTTATAATTATCGACGGGCTTTCTATTGATTCGCACAATTTATATAATAATAATAATGATAATAATAGCATTGATGTAATGCGTGATGCACGTGTCGAACTTTTGAAAGTAAAAAGGGGGCAATCAGATGGTCCCACTATTTTAGCATATATTATTATTGCGGCGGCAATTATTGTGCCCAATATTCCTCAAATAGATTGAACGATATTTAGTGATATTTAGTTGTTTTTGATAAATTTATTTTATTTATTTAGAAACATTTAATTATTTTTGATATATTTATTTATTTAGAAATATTTATTTATTTAGAAATATTTATTTAGTAACATTTAATTATTTTTGATATATTTAGGTGTTTTTTATATATTTATTTATTTTTTTATAATGTTAATATATAAACCAATACATACAAAGTAAATAAGATGGCAACCCGTCGAAAACTTATCAGCCGGAATGAAAGGATGCAACTTAAGGCAGTTAAATCACAGAACAAGGCGCTGATGAAAACCTTGTCAAGGCGCACCGTTTCATGGAGGAAAGCGGTTAGTGACAATGAGAAACTGCAGCTCAAGGCCATTCGCGCCCAAAACAACAAACTCATCAACACCCTTAAGAAATCACGGTACGGCAACATGTCTGCCGCAAGACACCGCATGGTTGTTCAGCTTAATGCTGACCGAGCCCAGAACAAAGCCCTGTTCAAATCCATCAAAGCTCACCCGATGTCTTGGCGCAAAGCGGTAAATCGCCGTCGTAAAACGCAACTTAAAGCTGTTCGGGCACAAGATAGAGCACTTAAGCGCAGCAAAAGCTCACGACGTAGGCGCGGTCACAGGGGTGGACAGAGCTCCATCCCCATGTTAACAAGTTAGCAAGCTTATAAAAAGGTAACATGTTTTATTTTTTTTTTATTTTCCTTTGAAATATCCGTTAAACCTTCCGATTTTTTAACAATCATTTGTTCTCTCAGCATGGTGGAACTAATGTTTGGCGTTCTTGGCAAGTATATTGCGCAGCAGCTTACCCAGTCGAATGCATTTAGCCAGTCGTCTCCCATAATTAAAATATTTGCGCCGCACATTTGAATATACTGATTTTTCAATTCCATTGAAGTTTCTTCGAATACTTTTCTAACGAACTTGCATCGTTTCGCGTTGGTGGCGCGAGTTTCAAAAGAATCGACGGGATGAACCTGTTTTTTTTGGAATGTGAATTCGTCGGATGATACGCCGACGCATATATTTTCCGAATATTTACAGCACCCGGATAAAATATTCGAATGGCCGATGTGCCACAGGTCAAAAGTGCCAAACGTAATGACATTTATAATGTCGATGCGCGGTTTTTTCAAATAAATGACGCGCGGGTCATCGTAAAAAGCGCGGATTGCGGGGTTGTATGCGTGAAGCACATCCACGTAGTTCAAATATGTGATGACTTGGTTGTCTCTAGAATACGAAAAATATTCGATCTGAACCATTGGAAAGTAGTATTTTATGCACGCGGCGTGTTGAATGATGAAATCTGCTGAAAATGAATAAACCGTCGTTACCTTTTTTTCGTTTATGTCTCTCAATATGTAGAGAGAATTCGTGCTGAATGTATTGTCCAGAATTTTCATGACGACTTTATTGTTATTGATATTATTATCGTTATTTTTACAAATTTCCCTTTGTGTGTTGTCCTTTGCATTATTTTTTATTTGTTCGAATTCGGCGTGTGCCGTTTTCCACGATTTGTATTTTGACCTTGTTGTTTTTAGGTTGTGCGATTCTATGATGCACTCGTGAATGTTGCCATAGCATTTATGCACTTCGGCGGCTACATTTTGAAAGAATGGGCGGGGTACACCGTCAAACGTGCGCCGCTGAAATGGAAGCACCTCGCTTTTATGAATATTTTTTCCGTGATATAGACCCCACGTTGCATTATTCCTTAGAAATCCGTTCTTGTCGAAATAAGAAAAAAAAATGTCGCACTGAAAATGCGATTTTTTTAAATACGTATTATCCGATTTTTGAGTTGCTTCTACTTCTACATTGTCGTCATTTGGGTCGTCATTTGGGTCGTCATTTATATTAATTTCCTGAGGATTATCTGCGCTATAATACTTGTGAACGACGGAAGAGTAAATTGTGCATCCGCCATTTGATTTTTGTTTCGTGTTTGGATTTGTGATTTGAACAATTTTAAATCCGTGTTTTTTCAACAGGGGTATTGCGGTTGCCAATAGGGACACGTGCTGATTCAATACAATGATATCATAGTCGTCAGAAAATGGAAGCGGTTTTGCATTTCTTAGCAGACCGATTGAGCTTCCTGCGAACAGGGCATACGGAAGTTTGAAAGCATCCAAAATTTTAAAGAAAATTGCTGCTTGATCGGCAATGATTTCAGTGGGTTCATTCAATTTCAAGTTGGTTATTCCGACTGTTGGTAAATAAAATCCGTTATTTTTGTCGCCATAAAAAAAAGCATCTATATTTTCCAAATGTGTTTCCTTATTTTGTTGGGTGGATAATATACTACGATTTGTAGTAGGAACGAGTTGTCTTTGACTAACGTTAATTTTGCGAAGACGAGATGCTGCCGTATTATTCCAGTTCCATTTCATAAACATATTTATTAAAGTTATTTATTTTATTTAATATAGATTGTATCAAGTTAAAAATAATTGATTTTTATCGTATAGGGGGGGCTCTGCCCCCCCTTTAACCCCCCTATATAACCAGCAAGGATGTCGGATGTCCTTTAACCCCTATATAACCAGCACAGCAAGGGTGTCGGATGTCCTTTAACCCCTATATAACCAGCACAGCAAGGGTGTCGGATGTCCTTTAACCCCTATATAACCAGCACAGCAAGGGTGTCGGATGCCCTTAACCCCTTTATAACCAGCAAAGGTGTAGGATGCCCTTAACCCCTTTATAACCAGCAAGGATGTCGGATGTCCTTTAGCCCCCCTATATAACCAGCAAGGGGTCAGAGGGGACAGCATGTCCCCTGCAGCATGTCCCCTGCAGCACGTCCCCTGAAAGTTTTTACAAATCTTTGAACTAGTCCCTTCAAGCACTCTTTGAAATCGTATAAACACGCTACATGTTTCGGCAATTCGCATATTCCTTTCCCGCGTTTGCTGTGATTAGGGCCACGGAATAAAGCCAGCTCCAACATTTTTATAACAAGCTGTTCTTCAAGGGTTAGAGCTATCAGGGTGTCGGCATCATTATTAAGTAAATCGATTCTATATGCGCCTTGATAAATAAATCGATTGTAGTTGCCACATTTGTACACATGGGGTTTTATGACGACACCCTTTTCAGAATCTTGTGATAAGTTTGGACTATTTCTTACTAAACCTATTCCCGCAATTTTATTAATGTCATTGTGCATTTCTAAAACAATCATCCACGCGTTTTCACGAATGGTCTGCTTCATTGCGTTGGGAGAACCGTAGACGCATTGATGCATTCTTTGTTGTCTTCTTCGCCATATGCAATTTTGTTGCAGTGTTTCAGCATTAAATCGTGTTGTGCAAATGAACACCATATTATTACGTTCCTATTATTAGTATTTTATATTACTTTTTTTAATCAATTTTTTAAATATTGATTAAAAAAAATAATAACATTCATAACATTGGCATGAATTGTAATTTAATACTATATGTAAAAAATTATTTTTTTATATATATACACAAAATAAACAATTTTAAAGTTGTTATTATTTTATAGGTTTAGAAATCTAGCAATCTAGCAATCATATATAAAATGTTTTTGTTTAGTAACAAAAAAATAAACATGAGCATGATTCATAATGCAAAAGCCCACATTCCAGTATCTTATATGAAAAATGTAAAAAAATCATTACCTATTAAAAAAACCAAACCAATTAAAAATAAAAGTATCGTTACGATAAAAAGTAATACGGATGTAGATTTTACCAAAGCTAAAATAGGAATAATATATGTTTATTATGAAAGAAAAAATGAACAAAAAAATCAAACAAATTTATCATTTTTTATAAAATATGGATTAGATGAAAAACTGTGGAAAAAATTAAATATAACGACACTATTTGTTATTAATGGGCATCAGTGTGAAGTTTTAATACCATCAAAACCAAACATTCACGTGTTAAAAGAATATAATTGTAGTGACTGGGAAGGATGGTATAACGGTATTAAATATTTTGAAGGTAAAGAAAAGAAAAATATATGGAAAATTTTTGATTATTTGTGTTTAATAAATGCATCGGCAATAGGACCCATATACGAGTCAAACGTTAATGACCACTGGTTAATGCCTTTTTATAATAAAATGATAAAAGATAACGCTGTGATTTGTAGTCCGTGTGTGTCATTTTTACGTCACTGTGAGGGTGGGCCAAAGGTGGTGCCAATCATGAGCTTAATAAAATGTACCGAATCAATAATGAATTTATTGACAAGAGACAAAATTAACGTGGAGAACGATAATATAAATTACAATAATACAGTTTTAGGAAAAAAAATTGATAAAGTTGATGCAGTATACACGGGTGAATATGGATTATCTTTGGCACTTATAAATGGAGGATACAGGGTGACAAGTTTATTGTATAATTTTAACTGTCATAATCCGGTTAATTGGGGAATAAATAATTTTACGGAACCAGATCGTTATATGTCGTTTAATGGCCAACATGTGCCTTTATCAACGATTTTTATAAAAAATATATGGAGATGGAATAACGGATATGTGTGTTTGCCCGTGTTATATAACGAATGTGTAAATTTTATGTTTAAAAAACTTTATATGAAAGATGTTTTTAACGATTATAAAGATTATACAAACTATAACTATAGCGTCATTAAACTTAAACCAGGAATACATGGTATGTTACAAGATTGGAAAAGTTACGAAGAATACTATAAAAAATATGGATTAGCAGAAGAAAGAATAATGTTTCATAAATTTAAAAAATATTCAGATAGTTTTTTAATTTATGCACATTATGATTCTGAAAATATGATAAAAGATTATGTAATACAAACGATTAAAACATTCATTTATTTAGGTTACAATATTTTATTTTACACCTCGTCAAGTAAAATAGAAAATATAGACCAAGTTCCATTTAAAATAAATTTTGTAAAAAATGAGTATGCTGGAACTGATTGGAAAATATGGTTACATGGTTGCAGAAGTTTAATCGATAAGAATGTTAAGATTTCATATGTTTTCTTACTTAATGATAGTATAATATTACCAATTCACGGTATAGAAAATTTTAAAAATACAATAACAAAAATGAGAAACACGTGTGACTTTTGGGGACACTGGGATTCAAATGAAGTTGAGTGGCATATTGTCGGCACTCCTATAGAATTTAAATATATAATGATACATGATGTTATACATTTTATTCAAGGTAAGATAAAAATATGTGACTCAAATAGTTATAAATATAGTTATATTTATAATATGGAAGTGAAATTTGCAAAATATTTGATAGATAAAGGTTACAAGCACAATGTTGTCATTAAAATTGACACTCTTGATCAAACGTTACCATGTCCTGCATTTCATCCGGGTAACATATATAAATGGTTAACTAATCCTGACTCTTTTGGAATCAAATGGAAATATATGATTTCATATTTAAGTCAGAACAAAGTGAGCTCCGATTTAAATTATTTGACGCGATACTTACATTATGGTAAATACGGATACATATCAGATGCGGAAAAAGTGGGAGCTTTCCCCAAGTCAACTATCACTGTGTAAACTCTGTAATAATAATATCAGGGAAATATTTTTCAATAATAACAATTTTTTTATTACCCTTTATATTTTCAATCTTTTGTTTTATTTCAGTTGCAAAATTCCACGCAAGTATAACTATAAGATAATTATCATGTTTTTCGGTTTGAAAATATTCTAAATTGACAATTGGAATATTCATTTTTGGAGAGTATTCTCCAATTTTAAGAGGATTCTCATCAATTATATAATCCAGATCGATGTCGCCATAACATAATACCGTTTGGCCCTTTGCCGCTGCGCCAAATCCGATACATTTGCAGTCATTATTATTTTTATTTTTATATTCTGAAATTTGGTTTTTAAGATTTTGAACCGAATTTATAGCATTCATATTAAATTGTTCGTAAATGGCATCTGAATACAGTCCAGATTTTTCTTCATCTTGTAAATATTGATCCACATTGTAAATGTTGTCATCTTTATTTAATTTGATTTCAAAAATATAACTTCCGCCATGAATGTCACTTTCAGATACGTGATTCAATGTTAGTCCGTTTCTGCGCGTTAATTCATTCATGGACCGAGTATTAAAAAATGAAATGTGTTCATGATACGTCGTATCAAATTCTCCATTTACAATCATATTTTTTTGTGATGTTTGAATAAACAGCGACGTGTGTTCATTCATAATTTGTTTGCAATTTATTAAAAAATCACAAACGTGTTGGGTATGAGCAAAAACATTCTGAGCAACGATTACATCCATAATGGGAAGCTGTGTTGCCGCTTTTTCGTTCCAAAAATCGCATATTATAGTATGACCCTTTGCTTGAGCAATGGGGCAGATATTTTCCGCCGGATCTACGCCGTATGTCTGCCACCCAATTTCTTTAAAGAAATCCAATTGAGAACCGTCATTGCACGCTATATCTAAAACTTTTCCGTGAGTTATATTTTTATATTTTGATATAAATTCGGCGTTTTTTTTAAAAAAATGTAAACCAGTTTGTGTTGTTCCACTAACATATCTATAGTTTTTAAACAATATAGACGGATTAACTGAATGCGATAATTGACAATGGTAACATTTTGTACAAACCATTAAATTAAGCGGATATGTTTCACAATCAATGTTTTTTTGATGAAAATCATTTGCCAACGGCTGATTCCCTAAATCCATTAGCAGTTTATTTTGTTCGTTGCAACATAAACATGTTTTAATAACTGTGCAATTTTCCATTATTATATAAATTAATAATATAAATTAACAGTATAAAATTATATTATTAATTATATTTAATTATTATGAATAATTCTTTTATTGATAAAAGGGGGAAATTATTGTTTACAATAAAAAATAACAGCAACGATATCGTTGACGCTAATACTGATAATATGAAATGGAATTTTAATGAATGCACTGTTAGCATAAATAAAAAAAATGTGTTTAGGGGTATACATGTAAACCAATTTGATAAATTAGTAACTTGCGTAAATGGAAAAATATTGGATATTATAATTAATTTTAATGAGACGGATGATGATTACCTGATTCCAAAATATTATTATTTAGATCCAAAAACCGAGTTTTTTGAAATTTTGGTTAAGAAAAATCATGGGCACGCATTTTTATCCTTAGAAGACGATTCAGTACTTGTTTATCATTTCAACGGAATTTTTAGAGAAGAAGATACAAAACATGTTCATTTTTTAGACCCGTTTATAAACATACAGCTTCCAGTTGACACGAATCAATTAATTATATCAGTTAAAGATAACATTAAAAATTTTGTAAAAGAAATTGATTATGTGGTTTTTGGTTCGACCGGTTTTATGGGCTCAAATATAATAAACAAATTGAAATTGAAAAAAAAATTTTTTATTGTTTGCAAATTGCGTCTACAAAATGTGGATGAAATTTCAAATTTTTTAGATATTTATAATCCAAAATATGTGATAAACTGTGCCGGATTAACGGGTAGTCCAAATATTTTTTGGTGTGACGATAATAAAATTGAAACAATTGAATCAAATGTAACATATCAGTTAACGCTTGCAAAACTATGTTTTGATAAAAATATTCACTTAACGTGTTTTGGGAGCGGTGGAATATTTGAAGATGACAAAATGTATTCAGAAGAAGAAGAGGGAAATTTTAAAAAAAATTTCTACAGTGAATGTCGAATTCATCTAGAAAATATTATTAAAAATTACAATAATGTTTTGTATTTAAGAATAAATTATCCAATTTCGTCAAAAAAATCAGATAAAAACCTGTTAACAAAGCTGTTAACTTATAAAAATATAGAATCCGTGGAATTGTCCATCACATGCATCGACGATTTATTTTATATTTTATTCGATATGATTGAAAATAATGAAGTCGGAATATGCAACTTTGTTAATCCAGGAAGCATCAAGTTGTTGGAGATATTAGAAATATATAATAAACATAATGAAAATAATCCTCACACATTTAACGTTGTTACAAGGGGTGCAAATGCGGATAACAGAAGATCTTATTCATGTTTACAAACGAAAAAGTTGAACAAATATAATCCGAAAGATATTAAAACAGCGATCGAAACGTGTTGTAAAAATTATAATACGGATAAATAATCAAAATAAAATATATATTTTATTAAATATATATAAAATACATAAAATGTCATTTTTATTAAAAACAAATGTTAGACACAAATACAACTTGAAACCCGTAAATGGGTTAATGGGTATCAATATCGATTATGCAAAGAAAAAAAATACAAAAGGAACAATTGTCGTCTGCGATCGAAACATTTATAAAATGGTTTATAATATGAATACAATTAAAAAAAGAGTACCTCATCTATTTATGAATCCGAGTCAAAACTGTTACTATTTTTATAGCATCGGCGTAACAAATTTGCATTTAACAACATATAATGATTTTATGCACGACCAAGCCAAGCTGTTATTCAACGTGCTGAATGTTTATGAAACTGCTGGTAAAGTGAGGTATGCCGTTTTTGCCGGTAACTCGGTTGGGTTGGTTCGTGCCGGCAGAAACTTGCCGTGGGGAGACGATTACGACCTCATTCTTTTTAAAAATGATATTGCTTTTTTTTCAGAACATGTTATACCCGAACTGGAGAGATTTGGGTTTATGGTTAAAACTAAAATTATAAATGGCATTGTTTGCGGAGCAAAAATTTTCGGACCACCGATCGTGTTTAATGATTCAAATCATTATCACAATGTCAGCATTTTTCAGTGTGATGTATTTTATTCCTACTTTGATGGAAATAACATTTTAAAAAATTGCGGCGGTTGGGGACTTTATCACGAAAAAAATATTCCGCATAATGTGGTTTTCCCTTTGAAACGGCGACTATTTCATGGTATATCGCTTCCATTTTTCAATAATCCATTCAAAGAAGTTGCCATGTGTTATGGAGACATACGTAAATGTTCTATATTTTCTCACCACATTGGGTCTACTATTTTTTATAGCAAATGGGAACATGCGTATAGAGATTTTGGTCACATTAAAAAGATTTCGATTGGTAATACTAAGAAGCACATAACAGGATCAGGTAAGGGGGGGCAATACACTCCGCGCAACACGCTTATTTTAACGCATTTGATGATAAATGAAACGGTTGAGATTCGAAACATTTTATTAGGCGAAAGTGATAGTTCTTACATATTTAAAAAGTTACAATTTTTATGTTATTTACATAAAAATAACATTGGTGTAATAATTGTTCCACCCTTGTCTTCTTTTCATAACTGCGCTACAAGTTTTAAAACTGCAGATTTAAAGAAGGAAAATAGGAAATTGGATATGGTTGATTATGATCATAATGTTGTTGGTTTAAAATTCATAGGCGAACATATTGCAGACATTAAAATATATTTTTCAAAAATTAAAATTATTTATGACGAAACGGCGGAAAATGATTCATCATTGTCGTCGTCTTGTTTCTTGTCTCCTTTATTTTACAATTATGTTGACATTATACGCACAACAAGGGACCGATATGAAAATATATACCAAAAACATTTTACGAATGCAATGAAATATAAATTTAAAACGCCAGGATTGGAAATAATTGATGCGTGCGGCGGCAACACTATAGAAGTAAATAGCGTTGAAAATGTTGAAGAAAATGTTGAAGAAAATGTTGAAAATGTTGAAAATGTTGAAAATGTTGAAGAAAATGTTGAAGAAAATGTTGAAGAAAATATTGAAAATGTTGAAGAAAATGTTGAAGAAAATGTTGAAAATGTTGAAAATGTTGAAAATGTTGAAAATGTTGAAAATGTTGAAGAAAATGTTGAAGAAAATGTTGAAAATGTTGAAAATGTTGAAAATGTTGAAGAAAATGTTGAAGAAAATGTTGAAAATGTTGAAAATGTTGAAAATGTTGAAGAAAATGTTGAAAATGTTGAAAATGTTGAAAATGTTGAAAATGTTGAAAATGTTGAAAATGTTGAAAATGAATATTAAACGTAAATAAAAATATTTCAAAATTTATTTTTTATTTTAAAAGTCAAGTCAAAATAAAAGGTAAAAAAAACAAATTGAAAATTCAAAAACTATATATACATTCATCAGTGTTTCAAGTATCAGATAGATTATATACCAACAATGTCGTCATACGGAAATGGAAATGGAGCTGGAAATAGAGTCGGAGTTGAAGGCGACGACGGTCACGATGGTCAAAACCAAAAGCAAAAGCAACAATTTGTCTTGCCCAGTTTGTGCATTCCTCGCACACATGCCAATATTCGAAGGGAGCGAATTTTTGCAGTGTTCCGTTCACTCAACTTGGGATGGGTTGGAAGGATTGACGTTGTTCCCAAGAAGAATGATGACGGCACTGAGTACGTGAGAGTGTTCATCCACTTTACCAAATGGTTTAATAATCATCAGACACGGCAGTTTTTGGAGCGACTTGACGTGGACGGACATGCGCGCATTGTGTATGACGAGCCATGGTATTGGAAGGTGACCAAGAGCACGATGACTGCACCCGAAGAGTTCAAGCCAAAGGAACCAAGAGCGCAAGTGCAGTCGAGGTACCCCAAGCCGCGTATTGACTTTACAGCTAGTGTGACAACAGCTAGTGTGACAACAGCTAGTGTGACAACAGATGTGACGACTGCTGTTACTACGGGTGTTGATGATGCCGCTGCCGATGTTCAGCGAATTGTTCCAGTTCAAGTGACGAGAGTGACAAGACATGCAAGAAGCGTCAGTGGTGGTGGAAGCGTGAGCGTTAGTGGCGGCGACGATAAGAAAGGCAAATACTGGAAAGAACAAGCTCAGCTGGCAATGAAGTCGATCCAACAACCCTGTGAGAAATTGTCTCCCACACCGAAGCTGGGTGATTCTGTGAGCCCGCGCGTTCAAGGAAAATCGTTGAGTGTGAAATTGTTTGAATGAAAATGACAATTGATGACATGTGAATGCGATTGTCATGCAATAATAAAAACCAATAAAAATCAATAAAAAACAATAAAAATCAATAAAAACAATAAAAACAAGAAAATAAAAAATATTTTTTTCGGCAACAAAATAACAAAAGAATAAAATAACAATTTAATAATGTAAGAAGTATGAAAGATTAAGTAAAAATAATAATAATAAATAATATATAAATATAAAATAGTATCAACAGTATATATACACCATGTCATCCAATAACGTAAATCCGTTGGGTTCAGTTGGATTAAATAAAGAATGGTTTAGTGCGACTACAAAAAATATTAGTATGCGATCAAGTATATACTTTACAGCGACTCGGAATATTCGAACAAGTGATGTTGTTAATGTATTTGAAAATATATTAAAACTTGGAAAAGTGTGCGAGGAATACGTTAATATTGTCCCGGTAATGTATAAAAATTACAATCACGTTTTTTTTAAAATAGAGTGGAATGACACGATTTCTACTGCAGATTTTGTAAGCGAATTGATAATAAACTCTTCTATAAAAATAAATCATAATAAGGGGTATTGGTTGTGCAGAATGAACCGCCACCCTCTCAAGATGAGGGCATTAAAATTTGTAAAATTTGCATCGATTTACAAGGAAACTGTCGAAGTTAAGGAAACTGTCGAAGTTAAAGAAACTGTCGAAGTTAAGGAAGAAGAAGAAGAAGATTTTTATGTTATAACAGATTTAGAATAAATGAATGAATTAAATGATTATTAAGGAAAAAATAAAATATATATATAACTATATTAAAGAGATCCCTCTAGTGTAGAGTGGGGGAAGGGGGCGGATTAAAGGTTTAAATGGAATAGCTCCTTTAGCTCAGTGGTTTTTAGAGCGCGGATCTTATTAATCCGATGTCATGGGTTCGATCCCCATAAGGAGCATTTTTTTATTACGCATATTTCCATATAAACCCTCCTGCAGTTTTAGTTTTTTCTCTAAGATATAATGATATTGCTTTTCTAGTTACAGAAGTTTCCTTTGATGCTTCGCTTATAGTTGTATATTCATTTAATAAGTTATTATTAATGTCATATTGTTTAATTTTGATTGGTTTAATTTTATTATTATACTTCTTTAAACCTTCGCTTATTTTTCTTTTCACATCATCTGTTGTAGGTGCTCGAGGTGCTCGAATCGCTTTTTGATATTTTTCAGAATTTAACATTCCAAGTTTCATTCTTTCTTTTACTTCAGGAATATTCAAAACTATTTTATTTCTTTCCGACAATTGTTTTTTTAATTCAGGATTGTCAATATACTTTTGTTTTAATGTATTTTTAATTTTATTTTTTACTTCTTCAGAATGTTTTTTTCCTTGAAAGCCGCCGCCACCTTCGCCGCCATTTGTTACATTATAACCATTTGGAACAACACTATTATATTTTTGTATATATTCTTTTTCATATTTAAATCTATCATCGTCAAAACAAACAACTATTACAGTGAAAATAAAATTTTCGATACCATATTTTATAACAGCATCTCTTAACACGGGACAGTAACCTTTGTTATTTTCTATCGTTTTTTTATGCTGATTCCACCGACGATTAACATTTAAACATTTTGATTCACCAATGTAACATTTTTGTGTAATTTTATTGAGTATTCTATAAATATGCCATTTTCACAAATAAAATAGTTATAGATAACAAAGCATGATATGATTATATCATTTTAATAAATAATAATCTTTTTCTTAAAATTCGACAACCTTACAGCAAATATAAAACAAATTATGGTTGTCAGCAACATGGTTTTGGTGATGGTGTGCGTACCATCGTTCACCAGAATAACCAGAATAAAAATTTAAAAAAAAATCAGCCGATTGCAAACATCAAAAACAAATGAACCATGACTTGACTTGTCTTACGAATGCGAACAAATGATATCGCGAGTTGCGACACGATCATGATCATAGAATTGTCATATTTTTTTTGTTACATGCTTGATTTATTTTACAAATTTTTAAAACAGTTACATTACATACAACAAACAGCGCGGTAAGACATTTATGTCAATTGTTGTTAGCAAAACCAAACCAAAACCAAACCAAAACCAAACCAAAACCAATTGAAATGGGAATGAACAGAATAAGTTATAAGCTTACAGCTTTATTCTTTTTTAATTTCAATTTTTTCCGACGACGATGATGACACCGTTCATACATCGTTTTTTTTGAAACACGACTAAGACCACAGGCATCGTGTTTCTCAACTAGTCAACACTTTTTAGAAATGGATTACAAATGTGAAGTTGATAAAAAGAAGTTGTTTTTTTTATAGGCGGGAGAATAGGAGAAGAGCATTCAGGTGAGTGCGCGCGTGTTTTTATGAATATGTATATGTATATATATATGTAGTATGTATTTTTTCATCATCTAACACATTTTTTTGCAGGTACGAAGACGGTTACAAGGACAAGGACGACGACGCAGACAAGGAGCAGACAGCAGCAGCAGTAGCAACGACAAATAGGAGGACAACGAGGGCTTATAAATGGGGGTCGACTGAGTGCGACCAAAAACTAATAAAAAAAAAGAGTATCGACAGGGAGCGCAATAATGTCAAAAATGAAATGACATGCGCCAAAAATATATAAAAAAATCAAAACCAAATACAAAATATAAAATCAAAACCAAATACAAAATATAAAATCAAAACCAAATACAAAAACCTACATAACTAATAATAATATTGCCTACTATAACCAAAACCCAAAACCAAATAAAAGTATAAAACCAAACCAAAATAAAAAGATTTGAGTCCCGAATTAAGTTTTTATGTTTTTTTGCTAAAAAAAAAGCAACTATTTAATTTTATCGAATATGAAAACAATAAAAAGAAACATTTTTTTGTTCACTCGGGTTTTTAACCAGTTCTTACCATTTTTATTATTTTTTAGAATATGGTGGAAAATTATGCAGTGAATTTAATAAAAATTGTTTTATATTGTTGCGTGTGTCGATTAGTGGTTATGTCGTTTCGCTTAAGCCGAAATTCCCTAGGGAGCATGGGTTCGAATCCCATCACGCGCATTATTTTTTCATATTAATAATAACTTTCCGGTTATTATTAGTTATCCAACAACTCATTTCTCAACCATATTTCCATATAAACTCCCTTCCAATTGTTTTTGTATTATCTTTTAAATGTAGAGAAATTGTTGACCTAGGAATAGATGTTTTTCTAGAAGCAGCACTTACACTAATATGTTCATTCAAGAAATTATTATTCATGTCATACTGTTTAATTTTTTTTCCTAGTTTATTATCTATTTCTACATTTGGATCACCATTCTTAATTGTAATATTTGGATTATTAACATAATATTTTTTCAGACCTTCACTAATTTTATTTTTCATTTCTTCACTATATTTATTATTTTTATAGTTACCTGTTCTGTTCTCTTGTTTTGCTTTCTTCCATTTTTCAGAATTTAACAACCCATTTTTTATTTTTTCTCTAATTTCAGGATTTTTCATAATTATTTTATTTCTTTCAGATATTTGTTTTCTTAGTTCAGGATTATCAATATATTTTTGTTTTGATTTATTTCTAAGATCAGTTTTCATTTGTTTTGTGTGTGTTTTTCCTTGAAACCCACCCCCTTCCCCACCACTTGTTATATTATATCCATATGGAACAACGGTATTGTATTTTTTGATGTATTCTTTTTCATATTTAAATCTTTCATCATCAAAGCAAATAATTATTATAGAAAACTCAAAATTTTCGATTCCGTATTTTTTAACAGCATCTCTTAGAGCAGGACACCCTTTATTCTTTTCTATTGTTTTTTTATGTTCATTCCATCTCCATTTTACATCCTTGCCTTTTGATTCACCAATGTAAGATTTCTTTGTAATTTTATTTTTTATGCGGTATATATACGCCATCTTGTTTTTTTAAAACTTGTGATGCACACACAAATCATGGTCATAGTATCTCGCATGAAAGTATAATGAATTAAATCAATTTTTTATTAATTTTAATAAAAATATAAAACTGGATGCGCATTTTATTTTTTCATATTAATAATAACTTTCCGGTTATTATTAATTTTATCCACCTACATATAGCTAATATTTTGTAATTGTTGGGAATTCATTTATTTTACTATTTGTTTTAATAATAATTTATTTTTTCAAAAATGTAAATTGAAAATTTAAAAACTAATCATAATCCATGTAGCGTTTTAGTTAAAGCAATCAATCAATCATCGAAATGTCGACAAGAGGAGCAATCGGTGCAATCAATCCTTACTTTACAACTGATCTGGAGTTTATGAATAAAGAAACGGATGGAAGTGGCAAGCATTTCGGATGCTTGAAATTTTCAACGAGCCCGTTTGCGGATGGATATAAAAAAGAGGGCAAGTTTCGTATTCACATTTCGCTGGATGTATCGACATCGATGCGAACGGATCGACGAATTGACCTTGCCAAAGAAACAATTATGAAAATGGTGGAGTATCTCGCATCTACTGCAAGCGAAAATGCGGGGTTAATGTTTTGGATCACACTCACAACATTTAGCACGGGCGCGCAGCTGGTCCTTCGAAATGAAAAGGTAAATTCAGACACACTTTCACTCATCACTTCTACAGTTAACGCCATTCAACTTGAGAATTCGACCGATTTCGAAGCGTCATTTCAGCTGGACCGAGTAATCATGCATGAACAAGCCGAGAAGGACAAGGAAGCCGGAAACTCGGACATTGTGACGCTGCACATTCAGATGACGGATGGCGAGATTACGGCGGGAAGCAAGGATGAGACGTACCTGAAGTCGATTCTTGATTCGAGGGTGGAGCACGTGTTTATTGGCTACGGAGCGGATCACAAGGCGGCGTGTTTGATCAATCTGTCCAATGTGAATGAGAGCAGCAGCTACATGTTTCTGGACCATCCCACGAAGATGGGCGGGATGTTTGCGCAGATTTTCTGCCCGCACCTGTTTACTGCGGTGTCGGAAGTGACGATTACGCTCACGGGTGCGAAATTCCTGGACATTGAAAACGGGTGCGAGACGCAGAGCATGTTTTTGGCACGCATTGCAGCAGACACGACGAAAAAGTACCACGTCGTGACAGACGGGAGCGAAGAAGAAGAAGCAGAAGAAGCAACCGGATTTTATTCCGATGATGTTCCCTCTGCATGTGCATCTGTATCCGCGTCTATTTACGATTACAGCGGGAGTGTAAAAGCCGTTTCGATAAGGGTGACATTCCGCTCGTTTGACAACCAAGACCTGGAGATGCCGCCCAATTATCCATATCAGAAAGTGTTTGATGTTGTATCGGCAACGACACACTCTGTCGAAGTTCAGAAGGAGCGATTGCGTTGGAAGGTGTTGCTTCTGATGAAGGATTCGAAGAATGTGAAGCAGCTGGAAGGCGAGGAACCAGAGCGTCTGGACTGGGACCGCGAACTGGGACCGAGACGGTATGTGGATCAATTCAAGGCGGAGAAAGACGCGCTCATTCAGCGGGCAAACGAGCTGAAGAGTGAAATCAAAGAATTCGGGGAGTTTCACGACATTGCTGATGATGAAATGTTGAAAGACCTGGCTACAGATGTTGTTGTGTGCATTTGCGCGATTCCAAGCCGGGAGCACGGGCTCATGTACATTCATTCGCGTTTTCGTTCATGCAATGATGAAACGCCGACTTCAGTGACTGATTTGACGCCGCTGGACGAGTTTGTGACGGATTTTATGTCGTCGTCGGGATTTAATCAGGGGGATGACCAGTTGTTTTCATGCGGCGGTTCGAATGAAGATGCGCTTTATCACCAACGGTCGGGCACAACGAATGCGGCATTTGATGAACTGCACCGGGCAATGTCGCAACCGATGTCGTCGGCATCGGCTTCAAGTGGAGGAGGACCAGAAATTCGGCGTTCGAATTCGTCTTATCGGCAGTATGACGACGACGATGATCACGTGGTTGTATCTTCTGGTTATGACTGTTGAATAAACGGCATATAATTCGCAGGTTGGTATAAATGTAAAAAAATAAAAAAATGTAAAAATGTAAAAATATTTTTTTATTATTTCAATTTAATAGTTTACATAGAGTTGTATAATAGATTTACATAATAGATTTACATAAATATATATATTGAAATTGATATAAAATTTTTTATCCATATAAATATATAATAGTAAGATAATATAAGAAGTCAAGACCACGATACAAAAAATTGAAAATATAAAAATGTCAATTACGGCGGCATCTGCAGAAAATACTATGAATTATTTAAAAGAACGAAAACAAGAACTTTCGCATGAAAAAGATGATGTGAAAAATACATCTGAAAATAAAACAAATGACGGTGATGAAAAAATATATTTCAAACAAACGGGCGGAAATGGAGATTCAGATGATGACATGATTGTAATTATATTAGAGGAAGAGGAACAAAATCGTGAAACTAAAGAGGTAAATGAAGAAGGAGAAGGAGTCAAAGGAGAAGTCAAAGGAGTAAAAGAAGAAGTCAAAGGAGAAGAAGAAGAAGTCAAAGGAGAAGAAGAAGAAGTCAAAGGAGTAAAAGAAGAAGTCAAAGGAGAAGACAAGAATAAAAAAAAACACTGCAGAGAATATGAAAATAATGGGGAAGAGCTTTTTATACAGTTGCGTGATAAATTGACAATGAAAAAATTATATCCATTGTTGCCGTGTTCTATGATTTCTTCATTTGCTTTTGTAATGGAACATGTGGAATATTTTGATATTTCAAGCGAAGAAAGAAGAAAGTTGGTTGTTGATTTGGTAAAAAGTTTAGCATATTCGAATAATGAATATGGGTCTCGCGAATGTTTTGATTATTTTGTTCAACACAACATGGTTGACGATGTTATTAAAACGGTGACGGATTGCACGAAAAACAAATATGATATAAATCGTTTTCCGCACACGAATCGAAAAATAGTATTGTCGTGCGTGTCGATTTCAAATAAAGTGAAGAATCCCAAACCCATCAAGTTCGATTCCCTTTTTGATTTTAAAATTAATTTGTGCGGGCTAAAGCGTTTTTTCAAGATGAAGGAAAAAGAAAAAGATGAAACCAAACAGGTGTAACGTAACGTAACAGCACTAGTGCACTAGTCGCTAATATAACATATCAAGTCGTTTGACGGTTTCACGTTTGATTTCATGAGCATTTTGGTAATGGATGTGTCTATTTTGTAGCCATTGTTTACTAAAAATGTCATGAGATCGGGGAGCTCGTCGACGGTTAAAAAGTGATTTGGCGCATTTGGATTGCACACTACAAGAATGCACTGCGGGTTGAAAGTATTTGAATTGCAGCCGTTGCCACAATTATTATTGTATACGTCGAAATGGGATAAACGCGGAGAACGGACGCGTTTTACAATTTGTTTTAACGCGCCGGTTGGAAATTTATTAATTCTAATTATTTTTTTATAGCATTGGTACCTTTCATCGTAGAATGGCGCGCCAACAAGTGAATACATCATTGTTTTTTAGAATATTATAGTTATATTTTATAGTTATATTTTATAAAAAGATAAAAAATTATATTTAAATAAAAATGAAAAAAATATTTATTGGTTTTATTTTTCATTTTTATTGGTTTTTTTTATAAAAAGCACGGTTACTCAAATGAAGTGACAGTCAAAGTGAACACGCCCCATTTCCTTCTCGAAGCGGACGGATGACCGAGCTTTTTCATGAAGGCGAGTCCAGTAGGCAGGAGGTTGTTCCTTCTTCTCCTTCTTTCTTCCCGCCGATGCTTGCGCTGTCGCTGTCTCGATAGCCAGTGCTGCAGCTTGAGATGCAAATGTTCGATCACGCTCTGTCCAAATGAAAGTGTTTTGGTTGCGGAGTTGGCTTCTTGTGATGGCTGCATCTGCGATGCTTGCAAGGACAGATGCGGCTCCTGATGCTTCTTCCTGTGCGTACCTTTGCAACACTTGCTGCCGCTTTGTGAGTTTTTGTTGTTTTTGTTTTGGCTGGTGTTCCTCATCATCTTGTTGCTGCGTTGGTTGTTGTTTGAGTTGCGTTGGTTTTTGCTGCTGCTGAATTCTGTCGCTTCGACGTACTGTTGATTTCTTTGAGGAGGTAGATGATGAAGAAGACGAAGTGTTGTTTCGACGATCACGAGAAGCACGAGAACCACGAGAAGCGTTCTTCTGAATCTCGTGATCGTCATCGTACTGAACGTCATCCTCATCGTATTTTTTGGTTTTGACAGGAGTGTCTTTGAGTCCCTTTTTGAGAGCTTGAAGGTATTGAGCTGCCTGGTTGTTGTAGTTTTGCTGTTGTCTAGTAGTCATTGCTGGTGTTTGTTGCTTCTTGATTGAAACGCTAATAAATGTAAAATAAGAAAATAAGTTTTCAATTTATATTTTTCTAATTTCAAATACTTGATAAAATAAAAAAAATTTTTTTAGTTGGTTTTATTTTTGATTTTTAGTTGGTTTTATTTTTGATTTTTCTTTTATTTAGTTAGAGTGGTTATTTTAGTTGTTGAGTTTGTTACTGGTTGGTTACTGGACTAATCCTCTTTGCAAAAACTCCTCATCATCTTCGGAATCAGTGTCTCCCCACAACTTCTTGACTTGTTTAGAGTCGGTGGTGGGAGCGGCAGATTTCGTGGTGGGTTTCGCCTTGAATGCAATTGGAGGAAGGGGGGGGGCAGAAATCGCTGTAGGAACAACAATTGAAAAGCGCGAACGAGAACGTTGTTGTTGTTGTTTGATTGAGGTGGTTGTTACAGTTGTTGCAGTGGTTTTGGTTGTCGCAGCAACTGATGCCCATGAGGACAAGGACGATGCCGATATGGGTGGAAGCTGTTGTGGTTTTTGTTGTTTCTGTTGTTGTTTTGGCTCTTCATCTTCTGAATCAACTTGGTAGTTTTGAAGGGCGCCAAACGGATTGTTTCTCTTGTTGTATATGACCCTTGTAAATTTTTGTTCTGCAGGAGAATGGACGGGTGAAGCTTGGACAGGCGACGAAGCTTGTACAGGTGAAGCAGGTCCACGCTTATGAAGCGGCTCGTCATTGTGGAAGCGGGTATCAAGATTGAATTTTCCAGGAAGTGCTGGAAACTCGGTTTTTGAATCCCTTTTTTCAATTGTTTGGTAAACGATGCGAGGAATTGCGCGTTGAAGGCGTGGTTGAACGGGAACGGCGGGCAAACGAACTTCGTCAGTGGCGAGAGCATATCGGGGGATTGAAACGGCGGATGAAGAAGAAGTAGTCGAGGAATTGTCGGGATTTTCGGGGCAGTAACGCGTCGTGTGTCCAGGAACGCCGCAAATCAAACACCTTTGAGAAAGGAGGGTCGGGCAAACAACTTTTCCGTTGGGACCGGGTTGGTCCTTGACGTAGTGGGAATTGTATTTGTCAGCTGGAAGGCCGGCATCACAACACACTTTGCAAAAAGGTGTAGCAGTGGCAGAACTTGTATTCTTCTTGGTGAAGGTGGAGCCGCTGCTGTTATAAGACCTCATTTCTATATTGATGTGATTGATTGATTGACTTTGTCTAGAGACGCGTATGTAGAAACACTGATCCATATAAAATAAAAAATAAGTTTTTCAATTTATATATTTTTTAATGATTTTTTTTAGAAAAGTACACGAAAGTATATTATATTTCAAAAAATAAAAAAAAATAAAAAAATGTACGTAATATATAATAATAATAAATTAGAAAACTTTAGAAAAAATAAAAATGGTAACAAAAAGGTCGTCAAATAATAAAACGAAAAGGGTTTCAAGTAAAAAAATGAATTATAGTCATTCTAATATCGTATGCACATTTTTAGAAATGCTGAACATGGTGAAATTATATCATTGGAAAACGTACAGTTTTTCAACGCACAAGGCAACCGACGAACTGTACGGCGACATGAATACCAACGTGGACGCGTTTGTGGAAGTGCTGCTCGGAAAATCGGGGACGCCGCGTGTCAACTTGGTGAACACGAAATCGCTGCCGTTATACGATTTCAGCTCGATAGGACCATTCAAACAAAAAATCGCCGAGTTTAAACTTTATTTGGAGCACATGTCAAAGAGTCCCACTCTGATGAATGATTCTGATCTTTTAAATATTCGGGACGAGCTGCTTGGAAATCTCAACAAGTTTACTTATTTGCTAACGTTGAAGTAAAATTCGTTTTTTGTCGTGCATTTTTTTATTACTTATTCAATAAGTAATAAAAAGTAATAAAAAGTAATAAAATGAACGAAAATAAAAACGTAGAGTCGAAAGAGTCGAAAGAAAATGTGGCGACGACTTCAGTAATTCCGCCTGTCGTGCACATTATTTGGTACGGTGTCGACGCGCCCAGCCCTTTAAAACACCCGAATCAAAAATACGGACGAGGATACAGCAGCATTTTAAAAAACTCGATGTGTGAAGTAAAGGTTTGGACCAAACGCGAGTGCGAGCATTTAATACAGCAGTATCCGGAATATGAAGGCATATACCGGCAAGCCAACAATATTATGAAGTACGACATTATGCGCTATTTAATTGTGTACTGTTGCGGCGGAACTTATTTGGATGCCGACATTGTGCTTAAAAAATCGCTGGCAAATATAACTGCAAACGAGTGTTTTTTTATTGAAAATATTGTCCCCTTAAGCAGAAACAATCCGGGTTATTATGAGCCAATACGAAGGGGTGTGCTTGAACACCCGATTCGAATTGCGAATTATGCATTTTCTTCCAAACCCGGCAATCCAATATTTTTGGAGTTTTTGGCAGAGGTGAGACGGCGCATGTACATTCAACCTGCTCCGAAAAATGATTATGAAGTGCTGTATTTAACGGGGCCGGATGTTGTAACGACGGTTATACACGCGATGAAAAAAAGCATTCCGATCAACATTGTTTCCAAGCTTGTCTCTAATGGCATTGTTGAGCACACGTGCGCCGGAGAGTGGAGGAATTAAAAGTCAAATTTAGAGGGATTAACAAAATTAGAGACACACACCACACACACATGTTTTTTATCTATTTTTATTTTCGATGTGTAATATAAATAGATACCAATATGGTTTATTTAGAGTATAGTATACTTGGAAAGAATAAAAAGATAAAGATTGATGAAATGAATGAAGAAAATGAAAATGTTAAGCGCAATGGGAAACATTACGAGTACAATGTTGGAAATAAAGAACAAAAAACTTTTAAAAAACTTTTAAAGATTTTAAATTTGTGGAATGAATTTACTGAACAAAATGGAATTGATTATTGGGCGTGTGCCGGTACTTTATTGGGAGCGGTTCGACATTCCGGTTTTATTCCTTGGGATAATGACTTGGATGTGTGTGTCATGTTATCGGATCTTAAAAAAATTAAAAAAAGATTGGATGGTCAAAACGCTCTTGTATATTACGAGTGCGAAATCGGGTTAAAAGTGTACCTTAAAAATAAAAACCATGACGATACCGGTGAAAACGAGTTCCCAATTTTAGACGTATTTATTTGCGATTATTATAATCGTGATACTATAAAATACTGCGGATTTTTATCAAAGGAGGGAGCGCCAACTTGGTTTATAAACGATTTATATCCAAATGAACACATTTATAAACATGAATTATACCCTTTGAAAAAGATAGCATTTGAAAATATAACCATTTCGGTTCCAAATCAAATTAATGTGGTATACAGGGTTTTTTCAGACAAGTGCCTGAATTCGTGTAAACTTTCAAATCATGTTTTAATGCATGAAAGTTTTATAAATAAAAAACAATTTATGATTGCTCGATATAAATTATTACAACAAATGCACAGAATCGATGAGGTTAATCCGGTGAAAATAAATAAAGATTATACACTCATAGGACAACAATATAAAATTATAAATAATTTTACAAACGGTCATCCGCTCATTGATTTTTTTTTTAAATTATAAAAATTATAAACTTTTAATAATTTTAATAGTTTATAATTTTATCAATGCTTTTATCAATGCATTGGAATGATTAATTAAGTTCATTAGTTAGTTCTTTAACATTGCATAACTGCTGAAGCTAATAAATCCCAATGCCTGCATCAGCATGACGGCGTAGGGAAGCAGCACGAGGAACCAAGACACAGAACCGAATCCTTTCTTGCACAACCACTCTAAAATAAACGCCCAAACGAGTGCAAATGCAAAGTTGATAACGACGAAAACAACGGGGACGGTAAACAGCTGAATAATGCAATAAATTGCGGCTATCGTTAAATAAATTTTTGCTGGAGTGCAATAGTTTCTAAACATGTTTGTGTTCATCTTATAAAACTTCTAAACTGTGTGTATATATTTATATATTATTATACGAAAAAAAATTAATAATTTTATAATTTTTTATTTTAATTTTAATTGTGTTATATATTATTTCAATTATATTATTTCAATTATATTTATTTAAAACCAAGAAGACAACCAACTGCCCCTTTTCTTCTTATTTTGTGTAGTATCCTCTGATTCAGACGTTGTCTTAGTTGCGGCTGTATTCGTTGTAGATTCTTCTTTTTTTTTGCCTTGTTCTCCGTTTACACCTTCTCCGTTTGCACCTTCTCCGTTTGCACCTTCTCCGTTTGCACCTTCTCCGCTTACACCTTCAACAATTACGCCTTCTTCATAGTAAACTACATCGACTGTATCCAAATTCAAACCAGTTTGCTGTTGTTGTTGCTGCTGTTGTTGTTGCTCTTGTTGTTGCTCTTGTTGCTGCTCTTGTTGTTGCTCTTGTTGCTCTTGTTGGCACTTTTGCTGATGATAAAGTTGCTGCTGCTTTTGGTCAAAATAAGACAACATTTGATGAGTTGATTCAACTTCATTATTTAAGGGATCCGCGCATTCAGAATAATCATAATCGTAGCCGTATCCATATACTGTCCCTGCACTTGTCGCAAATTCTGCATGATCTTCATATTGTTGTTGCCCATATTGTTGTTGTTGTTGTTGTATTCTCGAATGAAGCTGACCATAGCATTTTGCATACTCCAGGTCCTGTGTATACGTACTGCATCGCGAGGTGACCTCCTCCACGATTTCAAGTGCAGTGTTCAAAAACAAACTGAACTCTTGAAATACTTTTCGGTTTCTGAGACCGAAAAGCGATCGTTCCGCATGCAAATGCAACTTTTCGAATTGTTGCACAGAGTGGTTGATTCTGCAAATCACCTTTTGGATCTTGAGGAATAGTTCGGGATGCTCTAATGCATCGATAAAATCAATCGAGTGAATCAGCTCTTGGCATGCATCGCTGTCGTCACACATGTTGATTACAAGCCCATTAACGGTCTTCAGTTGCATGTTTTTGTTAATTTCCAAAAAGCTGGTGTCAGAAATGCACACTCTAGAGTACTGGTTGCTCAGAACAGAAAGGTAATTTGACAACCCATTGATCATGCAGTTCAAACCGTCAAGTTCGGGGGCGGCGCCTGTAACTTGCCTCGTCAAAAACCTGAAATTTTCCGTCTGTTGATTAATTGTGTCCTGATAACGATATTCATCTAATTCAAATTGGCGAATCGTATTTGCTTGTTCCTTGACTTTGCGTTCCAGCTGTTTCAACTTTAAATTGTATTTCCATTTTTGAAATGCGCCGTCTTGATACTCACACACCTCTTTTTTAGGTTTTTGTTGTTGTTGCTGTGGTTGTTGATGGCGCTGTGGTCTAAAGTATTTTTTCGGATTTGCCATGAAAAACGCGTCAGCCCATGTTCCAATGACAAGGTCACCTCTGCACACGCTGTCATAAAACGCTTCTTCATCATCAGTGTATATTTCAACGCCGTACTCATCGTAACCATGAGGAATATCAATGAGCACCATCGCGATCTTGTACCACGGGTTTGATCCTTCTGTGTGCTGCTCGCTCGATACAGTCACCGCGTTATTGAATACAATTTCGTCAAACGCCCGAACGAAAATTACCCTTTTCACATAATTAAAATGATCAATATCGCCAGTTTTCAAAATGCATTGTTCAACTGCGCGAGCAACATCCATTTTTGTAGTTTCGTTGCTGACATGAGGAATGCATAGAATATAACTGTCCCCGTTCACATGCATGTACTCGCCTGCGCAAATTCTGTCCTGACTTATATTATTGATGTTATATTCGCCGTTATCTATGGATTGAGTTGCTGTTGTTGCTGTTGTTGCTGTTTTCTGAGAAGGCATCGTATTTTATCTGGTTGTGTATATTCATGTTGAGTTCTATTTATATTGTTTAAATATTCAATTTTTTTATAATGTAAGTATAAGTATACTTAATTATATTGTAAAAAATAAAAATACGATAAAATAAATGGATATTGATACTTTCGTTAGTTTCTTATTTAAGCCAAAAGTTTCATTTTATATATTTCTTATATCTTTAGTGGTTTATTTAATACTTTTGGACGATGAAGGAGCGTTTAAAAATAATTTCTTAAAATTTGGGCCAGATCCAAATACAAAATTTTTAGGAATGGCGATGAACACATGGGAAAAGGTTATGTTGGTATATTTTATTTCATTTTTTAGTTCATTATTACAAACGTATTCATCAACTGCAATGTTTAATTTTATTTATTTAAAAATATGGAATCCGTCGTATAAAAAAAAAATAAATTTGTCAAAAACGTGGGCGCAAATAATAACATCGGCAGAACCTTTGCTGTCTTGGGTATTAGGAGTACTTCAATTTTTTGTAAGCATGACAATGCAATTGCAATATTTGATTCCACAATTTTTAGGACAAGCTTTAACATCCATTCCGTATGGGTTGTTAAAAGTAGATCAGAAATATAAAAATATAAAAGCAACATGAAAATAATAAAATAATAATGTAGACATAATGTAAGTAAAAAGTAAAAATTATTTACATTATGATAAAAACTACTCTTAAAAAATATAATATTGGAAGCCCGAAACGCGCATCTCGCAAAAAACATTCCAGCTTTAAAAAATATAGTATTGGTCCTCCTAGAAGGCCATCATCATTTTTAGAGGATTCTATTATAAACAAAGGCAGTCCGCGTCGTTACCGCGAAGAAATAAAACAGAGTACGCCTAGAACCGCTGCATGGGAAAAGTGGGCAAAAAAAGGCGAATTGGGCTACATACACGACTATGAAGAAGACGAAGATGACGCGCTGGCTAAAGAAAATAGAAAAAAACTGGGAATTCGTTCCCCAAAAACGTACACCACATTCGAAGACATCCAAACCCGATATATGACCGAAGCGTATAAAAAGAAACCGCTCACCGACGTCATTGAACAAGTGGATGAGGAAGCGTGGGAACAAAAAAAAGATGACAGCCCTAATCAACGTGCCGGTAAAAGGGGCTCTGGTAAAAGGGGCTCCGGTAAAAGGGGCTCCGGTAAAAGGGGCTCCGGTAAAAGGTATAGTCGTCGTAGAAGTCGTCGCTAATAATCGCTATCCCCATCATCATAGTCATAGTATGTTTTATTATTTTTTTTGACTTCTTCCTCTCCATATTCATCATCGTCTTCATCGATATCATCATCTATATTATTATTTTTGGCCAACACTTTTCTTGCGAATGCTTCGCTTTCTTTTTTAACGAGCAGGGGTGGCGGTGGTCTTTTCACCACAGGTTGTATTGTCAACGGTGTAAGTTCTTTCACTTGTTTTTTGGGAGATGGCGCTGAAACAATTGCATCTTTAAAATTTTTGAATTTTTTTGGAGCGGTACTAGCTGACGTCGATGACGATATCGATGACGATATCGATGACGATAACAGCGAAGGAAATGCCGTTTCGCTGTTTAATTCGATAATGGAGGGCGATGCCGCTGCTGCTATTACTTTTTCTGCAGTTTGCATTGAATTTGCATTTAAAAACATGTTTGTATGCACATTCGTATTCGTATGCGTATTTGATTTTGTTCCCTGTTCAAAACTAAGTTTACTCTTATTTTTATCAAATGTTCCGATGTTTTCAAAATGATCACACTCATTTAAAAAATGATTAAAATTTGATTTTGGCATTATTTTCTATAATGTATTTAGGTATTTGGTATGACGTTTATTTACGTGTTTATTTATAGTAATATTAAAATATATTTTTATATTGTTTTATATTGTTTTATAAAAATTGATTTTTTTACTCAAAGGCGGTTGTTATAAAATAAATTCATACACCAAATAAACCATTGAAAAAGCGGAATGAATCGTAGCGGAATTAGCGGAATTGGAGGAATTAGCATTAGCGGCATCAGCATTAGCGGCATCAGCATTAGCGGCATCGGCGCACAATTATTAAAACAGTTTGAAGAACTGCTGACTGTCAAGCCAGATATTAAAGGGTTCATCGTGCATAAAGGCGAACCGCCCGGTCTTCACGAATGCAGCAAATGTCGCGAATTAAAAAGCAGTGACCATTTTAAATACTATCAAACGCGAGTAGATAAGAACGGGTATTTGATGAGAAGCAACGCGCTGTGCAACGCGTGCGATAAAATAATGAAACAAGAGCGAGACAGCACGCTAAAAAAAGCGGGGCTTAATAATGAGATTGGCGATAAACCGCGACCTGGATCCATATGTCCAAATTGTAACAGAGCGTGGGGTACTGCCGAACAACCTAGAAACTGGCATCGAGATCATGACGCCATTCAGAATATTTTTCGCGGATGGTTGTGCGGCGACTGCAATATGGCAAAACACGATCACAGACACGGGACAAGTTGATCTACCAACCAATATTATTGTTATTAATTATTGTTATTATTACTCTATTTTTTATTTTTACATATTTTATTTTTAAAAATTGATTTTTAAGAACATTGTGTCTATAAATTTAGCATATCGAAGCAGTTTATTAAGGATTAAGATCAAATAAAAATGGAAACACAAACACAAACACCAGTTTTTAGATTCAAGTTGAGTATAGAAATGGTTGATGCGATTTTGCAGTTTTCAAAAACACATCAACATGATGATCGCGAAGGATATAAAGAAGCATGGACTCTTTGGAAACGCGATAAAATCGTTGCAATACTTTTTAATAATGAAATTGAACGGTTGAAAATGGCGGGATACAAAGGAAATGTTGAAAGCATTGAAGATAAGATATTTAAAAGTGGTCGTTACTATTTTCGAAATAAGTCGCTTATAAAAGCACCAGAAAAAAAAAGGAGCAAATACATTCCAACATCAAAAGAACTTATACTTGTCATGGACAATCACATAAAAACACACTATTATAATGAGCATAGTTCACAAGATGAAAAAACACAAAGTCGTGAATGTCGCCATGAAATAAAAACATGCACGAAACCATCAGAGTTGTTTATTCACTTTTACAACAGTCACGCTGAAATGATAACAAATGAAATTCGGCGTATTTATAATGTGGAATTGGCAGAGTCGCAAAATACTGATGTTAACGTTAACCTCAACATCAACATCAATATAAAAATGGTAAAAATGATTACAAAAATAAAAAAAACCTATAAAAATAGAATTTTTACTTTTTGTAATCATTTATAATTTATAACGATCATTAATTACTATGTAAATGTAATGAATGTAAATGTAATGAATGTAATGTAATTAATGTAATGTAATGTGTGCATATAAAATTTTTGAATTTATATTTTAACTGGAAGATGGAGAAGGAGGAAGTGGCGGAATTATCGCAAAACCAACACCGTTAGTATTGTAAGCGAGAACAACAACAAGTGCCTGGTTATAATCTGTATTAGGGTCCAGGAATAAACTTGCTGTAGTCCAGACATTATTATTACCGTCATATGTCATACCTTGTTCATATGTTACTGCCGCATTTACACTTGATTTTCCAGCTACAAAAGTTTTAACGAAAGCGCCTTGTGTGTTTGCACCACCAAAATCTACTTCTGCTGTAATTTTAAAAGAAGTGGCTTTATTTCGATCCGTTGTTCCCGATGGTGATAAAACCATTTTGAGGTTATACACTTCAACAGGGCCAGGAACGTACATACTCACCATAGGTGCAAATAAAGCACCTTCAATTTTTTGTGAACTCACCAACGTTATACCATCCGCTTTCAACCTATTGTACGTGATGGCCGCTGTGGCGTATAAAGTTTGTCCTGCTATTTTTTTGACTCCATTTACAATTACAGAACCAGATACGCTACCCGGGTTCGTTGAATTATTATAATCATCAAAATATGTAAAAGCTTTAGTTGCAGTGCCTACAGTTTCTCCGTTCTCATCCAGCACTTCAACCCTGAAACTAGTCGGTAGAACCGCATCACCATTCCAAGTTAATGGGGAATAAAGGCCGGCCAGTGATTTAACGACACTAGTTACATTTACAAGAACTGAATCAGAATTAAAAGAGTTCTGAAGAGACACACTAGCGGGAGCGGCCATCTGAAGAGGAGTCACCAAATATGGTGCTGAATATACTTTGTCACTATCAATAACTTGATTGCTTTTAAGGTCCAACACGGTAAACCAAGAGCGGGCAGTATAATATTTATTACTCAAAAATTCTTCAACTATTGCAGTAGTGTTGCCGTTCTGAGCTGATGTATATAGTTGTATGAGTGACACCTCGGGTACAAGTCCAGAGGTACCAACATTACTACCAGAATTTGACGGCGATGCGGCTACTGTTAGAGCACTACTTCCACTTGAAGTAAGAAGTTTCAAGCCGCTGCTTTCAAATGCATCCGGACTTTGTGCTTGAAACTCAATGACTTCGTAACTGATTGTTTGCAGTAAAAGACCTAACGCGGCAAATTCTTTAGAACTAGGAGATTTGTTACTTGCAACGAGTGTTCTTTTTGTTAGAACGGATTCCGGTGTAGTAATACTGCCGTCAGTGGCGGTAACGGCTGGCACAGTTGATAATGAAGTGGTGTGGCTTAGGTTCAGGGACAAGGGAACGGGAATATCAGCGGAAGATTTTGCCTGTTGTACAGTTGTGGAATAAGTTCCAAGTGGAACGACTGTAAAATTGTCCTTTGAAGATGTGGCAATAGCGGGCGTTCCTTGTATTGCAGCCGCACTGCCAGGTAAAAGTACGGAAAAAAGGGATACTTCCAATATGTAAAAAGCGCCCTTTTGGACATTAGGAACAGTCCAAAAAGATTTTGCGTTTACGGGATATGGCGCCGGCACCGCAAGCTTATTTGTCTGAGTTGTCAATTCATTTATTTTAACGAGTGGGCTTAAAATTGTTTCTTGGGAATATAATGTATACGTAGCTCGGATTTGTTGTGCACTGATAAGTGGTGATGAAGCATAAACTAGTGTTGGAAGCGTCATTAAAGGATTAGGGGTAAGTACGGGATTGAATGTAAGTGTATTTGAAGCAGAATTATAAACCTGGTTGCCAGCTCCCCAAGCAACATTATCATTTACATATGCAACTGTTACTCCCGACTTGTCCATATTAGAAACAGGAGATTGAGTCAACGATGGAGGATTAGACGCGGCCTTGATATCAAGAGATTTACTCAAGTTAATATTGCCAGCATATTGGACTGCAAGAAAGTAATAAGCTTTATTCAACGCCAGAGGGACCGTTGCTGCCGCTCCCACTGACGCCGCGATACTATTCACTTGCGATTGAAATACTACAACCGACGGAGATTGACCTGGTTTACAAGCGGGAACCGGCTGATCCATTACATCTGTGCAAAGCCAGTTTGCAAGTGGCCTTGACAAATTCCAATCTTGCACTCCAATTGCAAAAATAGAATAATTAAGAGGTGTAGTTAAACCAGGTTTTTGCTCCAGAATAGTTCCAGAAACAGTAATCATTTGGTTTTGCAAAGATTCTGCAGAAGCAATATAGGGTGCGGGCAATCGAATGCTCGCACTTGCGGTAAGTTTATTAGATAAATTACTATATAAATTATTGACACCTTCACATTGTACGTAAATAGAAATCTCGGTATCGGCTTTGAAAATCAAATTTTGATACGCTGTTGATGGATTTGTTGGTGGTAGATTAACAACCATATCAGTGTTGTAGTTACTTGGTGTAATTGGAATTTCTTCTGAATAATAATTCAATACATTACCGGCGACGGAAGTTCCGTTTATATTGTATTTGAACTTATTAACATTTTTTGGAAGTTGTACACTAAATGACGATCCAGATTTTATGACAACACCTGTACCAGCTAAAACTGAACCAAATGTGGTGGGATTGGCTCCAAATGACACCGATAAATCGCCAATAAGAGGGGCAGGCGGAGCAGAAGAAATTGCAAGAACCGATGGACCCCAGTTTAAGTCGACTAAGGTGTTGTTTGAAACTGCACAATAACTTATCGATGAACTAATAGTTGCATTAGGTACTCCGTTTGTACTAAAAAGAGGGACAAAGTTATAATTAAAAGTTTTGTTGGCGGTTTCAGTTACACTCGGATATTCGTTTTCAAAGTAATTTTCTAAATCAGCTAAAGTTAATAGTACTTCCTTTGCATCTGACATGGCATTAGAATTATCCATAATGGTGATGACGAGCTGATTAAAATCGTCTTTTACAATACCATTGGGACCCAGTTTAAACGATAATGCAACAATTTGGCCATTATAGGAGGCAGTGATTGGGAAAGGAGTCCCAGAAGCAGGACTCGTAGCGGTCGCGGCCGAGTATACTGAAACCGCAAAAGTAGTTGGTATATCTAGAGCTATCAGTGGCATTTTATTTTATACATTATATAAACAAAAAAAAAATAATAAAAAAAAATATTTATTATTATTTTTTATTATTTTATTATTTTATTATTTTATTATTTTATTATTTTATTATTTTATTATTATTTTTTGGTGGCAGTTTTTAATATGTTTAATTTTTTCATAATTAATTCCTAAACATAATCCCTTAATATAAATGAGAGTCCCTTAATCAATCTTTTAATATAAAAAATCCCTTAATATAAATCAAAATCCCTTAATAGAAATCAAAATCCCTTAATATAAATCAAAATCCCTTAATAGAAATCAAAATCCCTTAATATAAATCAAAATCCCTTAATATAAATCAAAGTCCCTTAATATAAAATCCCTTAATAGAAATCAAAATCCCTTAATATAAATCAAAGTCCCTTAATATAAATCAAAATAAATCAAAATCCCTTAAACAATCCCTTAATATAAATCAAAATCCCTTAATCAGTCATTTAATATAAATCAGTCCCTTAGTATAGATTCTCTAAATATAAATAAGTCCAATGCCATTTATGCAATGGCTAAATGCAATGGCTAAATGCAATGGCTGAATGCAATGGCTAAATGCAATGGCTAAATGCAATGGCTGAATGCAATGGCTAAATGCAATGGCTAAATGCAATGGCTAAATGCAATGGCTAAATGCAATGGCTAAATGCAATGGCTAAATGCAATGGCTAAATGCAATATGATAGCACTCATCATCTGGGTTTGGATTGTCTTAAAATGTAATTATTTCTGCATAGTATCAACTCATCATTTACATTCTTTAACTCCACCCCCTTAGAATGCAACTCTTTTTGAAGGTCAATGTTAAGTTTATTTAGTTCTCCTATTTTTTGGTTATTTGAAAATAATTCAAGGTTTGTTTGTTCAAAATATGCATTATTTTTTAAAATGATTGTATTTATTTCGTCATTTAACTTTACTTTAGTTGCAATTTCATTTTGCAACTGTTTGTTTTTTTCATGGAGTTTTTCTATATTTTGTTTATATGAGTTAATTTGGATCTCCATTTCACTTTGAATTTCTTTCATATTTTCTTTAATTACTTTTTTATTTTCTTCAACCAATTTTGTTTTTTCTTCTAGAGCGTGTTCTAGCTGCTGCACTTGCTGCGTGAGGTCTTGAATGCTGTTTTCATGTTGCGCAGTTTGGTTTGTTTTTTCTTCCACGACGTGCTCTAGCTGCTGCTCTAGCTGCTGCACTTGCTGCTTGAGGTCTTGAATGCTGTTTTCATGTTGCGCAGTTTGGTTTGTTTTTTCTTCCACGACGTGCTCTAGCTCCTGCACTAGCTGCTGCACTTGCTGCTTGAGGTCTTGAATGCTGTTTTCATGTTGCGCAGTTTGGTTTGTTTTTTCTTCCACGACGTGCTCTAGCTCCTGCACTAGCTGCTGCACTTGCTGCGTGAGGTCTTGAATGCTGTTTTCACATGCGCCTAAAGATTGCGTTTTGTTTGCAATGGTGAGTTCAAGAGCGACAACTTGAGAATTAAGCTGTAATACCTTGTTTTCGCATGCACTTAAAGATTGTGTTTTGTCAACGAGATTAATTTCTAATTCATTAATTTTTATTTTACTATTTCGAAGGAGATCTTCTAAATTTTTTATATTATTTAGATTTTGACTTCGAATTGTAGATATTATATGTTTCATATTTTCATTTACTTTGATCATGGTGTGGTGTGTGTGTTTTGGTTGGTTGGTTGACTATTTATACTTTAATTATTTATACTTTAATTATTTATACTTTAATTATTTATACTTTAATTATTTACTATTTTTTTATAAATTAAACTTAATCTTTCATTAAAAATCGCATTTAAGTTTTAGTTTAGTTGGTTTATGTTTATATAATAATATAATTATATACATCAAGTTATATAGTTATTATTAGTGTTATTATTAGTATAAACTAAACTAGTGCTAGTTATGTTTTTTTTTGATAGAGTTAAAAAAATAATAAAATGTTCAGTCATTGTTTCAGTAACGTCATACTACATTATAAAATATAAACTTCGCCTCAGCACATTCAATGATACAGTTATAAATATATGCAATTCACTAGTGGATAAAAATTATTTATTTACCAAAATTATCCAATGGGGAATACAAGAAGTGCATACGCAATACAATATCAAGAACAATAATGAATTGCAACATTATTTTAACAAATTTAGCAGCAATGTTCCTTACACTGTATGTGAATTACAATATTCCACATCCATTTTGAATAATGCAGCAGAATATGCAAAAAGCAGAAATGAAGAATTGTTAATTGAGAATGATTTTAAACCAATCAATAGCGGAACTGTTGCACTAGTTTTTAAAGGCAGGTTGAACAATGTTCCTATTATCATAAAAATTTTGAGAAATAATATTCAAGAGCGAATACACAAAGACATTTATGAAATTATGAACCTTATTGATAGCGTTTTTATAACTAAAATATTTAGATTTTATAATATTAAATTAAATTTTAAAACTTTTTTTGTAAACAACTATGACCTGCTTTTAAAACAATGTGATTTTAATCAGGAAGCCGACAATTGTTTATTATTTAAAAAAAATTTAAAAAATAAAAATAATGTTGTAATTCCCCATGTGTACAAACATTTTACAGAATTTTCAAATAAGATCATAGTAATGGATTATATTTGCGGGCAGGTTGCGAAAGATGTGCCGATTGAAGAATTTAAAAGGTGTGTCATCACATTGCAAACCTTTTTTTTCGAGTCATTGTTCATGTATAATATTTTACACGGGGATTTTCATTTAGGAAATATTATACTAATTCGTGATAATGATAATCATGATAATAATGTTATAAATGTTGGCATCATCGATTTTGGAATCGTATACAAACTTACACAAAAAGAAAGCAATGATTTATTTAATATTATTTTTGCCGCGATTGATTCAAATAAAATTGATACATTGTTAAAATTAATGATTCGAATGATATGTCCAGTGAAGGGTGAACATGAAGCAATTTTAAACGACATAAAACACGATAAAGATATTTTGGTACTACAAAAAAATGATTTTTCTGCCAATACAATATTGGCATGTTTAAAAAAAGTTACATCCCTTGAAAATATAAGTTTAGATTCTAACATTTGCAGTTTGATTTTTTGTGTAATGTCGGGTTTGCAGACAGTTGAATATGTCAATGATAACAAATCTCTTCTCTTTTTAACAAAATCATATATAAATAGAAGCATCAAAATATAAAGTAAAGAATACTGATAATTATTTATAAATTAATTAAAATACATATATAAATAATTACAAGGAATTAGTTAGAATAGAGTATTTAGAGTATTTAGATTCTTTAAGGGAGTATTTAGGAGTGTTTATAAAATGAGCGACATGGAAGAAGAATCTCAATACGAGTGGTTTACAATTTGTGATGAAAAAAATATTTTATTAGAAAAAAATGAAAATAATTTATACAAGATAACATTTAATATCAAAACAAGTGGTAATGAAGACACGGTTTTACATGTTTTAAAAAATGGACAACTATTCGAACTGCTGTCCGCATTAAATCCCGATGTAATTGAAAAAATTAAGGTCAGTGAGAGTGATAACATTCATCACGTATTCATGACTTTTAAAAACTTGGATGATGAAATTAATAGTAGTAGGGGCGAAAATATATTGAGTGTCTATTTTTATTTAAAATATAAATTCAAAGAAGGAAAGTGTATTATTACAAGTCAAAAAAAACAAAATAATAGTAACGACAACAGAAGTGGTAACGATAATAATGATGAAAAAAATAAAGACAGTTTATTTATATCATACATCAAATTAAAAGCCGTTGAAAAAAATGAAAAAACGTTGATACAACTTATTTTTAAATTGGATAACATAAATACAAGCAATTTAATAAACATGTACATTGGTTTGTATTTCAAGAAAATATTTCATAGATTCAAACAATACTTCGAGTAAGAGTAAGAGTAAATTGAAAAAGTGAGGAAAAGATAAAAATAAAATAAAATAGTAGAATAGAATATAATTAAAATCTATCCAATAATCCAATAATAGTCACACAAAAAATAATATTTAAAATGTTTAAAAACATAGCAATTTTTAATAATACTCGAGATTATTTGCCCCTCTACACGACATGACATGAAAGAACTAGTAGACAACAGAAAATTAAAATTAATTGCATAATTATTAATATCATAATGTATAAAAATAAAAATTAATAATATTTTTATTTTTATTTCATCGATTATTTCATCGATTATTTCATCGATTATTTCATCGATTATTTCATCGATTATTTCATCGATTATTTCATCGATTATTTCATCGTTTTTTTGAGCATTTATTGTTACCGAATGCATTTTTCCATGCGCTATTTATTCCTTTTAACGAATTCGTAAAAAAATCAGCGAAGGGATTGTTGTTGGACTTACAATTGTTATTGTTTTTGGGTTCCTCCATATCAGAATCATCAGAATCAACAGAATCATCAGAATCAACAGAATCATCAGAATCAACAGAATCATCATCAGAATCAACAGAATCATCATCAGAATCAACAGAATCATCATCAGAATCAACAGAATCATCATCAGAATCAACAGAATCATCATCAGAATCAACAGAATCATCATCAGAATCAACAGAATCATCATCAGAATCAACAGAATCATCATCAGAATCAACAGAATCATCATCAGAATCAACAGAATCA